GCTTGCGCCCATTGTGTCAACAACTGTTTTTACAGTTGCGTGAGCATTTTGTGCTCCAGGAACACCACTAACTCCGCTTACGCCAGACACGCCAGATACACCAGAGACTCCACTTACGCCACTGACTCCAGAAACACCCGAGACTCCAGAGACTCCCGAAGGACCCGAAACTCCACTAACTCCAGAAACTCCGCTTACGCCGGAGGGGCCAGTAGGACCAGTTGCTCCAATAACACCAGATACGCCCGAGACTCCACTAACTCCTGATACGCCGCTGACGCCAGATACTCCGCTGACTCCTTGAGGACCAGTAGGGCCGGTTGCGCCTATAGGACCAGAACTATAAGGAAGAAGACTCCAGACACTAGTGCCAGTACCTACCTTAAATTTTCCTGTATCAGTTTCTGCGCCAAGTTCTCCTACTGCAAGAGTAGGGTCTGTAGCCGTCCACTCTGCGGCAGTGCCTCGTCTAAATTGAATTTGAATAGCCATTAAACACCTCCTGCGTTAAGCGAAGTAATGCCACCATAATTGGTGGATGGGAAGCCCCCATCAATATTAACAACAGAAATGCCCGTAGGGCCGGTACTGCCCGTAGCTCCTGTAGGGCCAGCAGGTCCAGATGGACCAGACGGACCGGTGGGTCCAATCTGTCCTAGAGGCTGTGCTCCAATTTCAATCCATTGTGAATCGTAATAGACGAAAGTTTTACCTGTGTCGGATTCAAACCAAATCTGACCAGCGACAGGAGTTCCTGGGGCAGTGTCGGAGATGGTTGCTCCACCTGCAGCGGTGGCGTTCACCCAAGCGGCTCCGTTCCACTGCAAGACCTGATTGGTTGCAACGCTTGTTATTGTTACGTCAGTTAAGTCGTCAAGGGAAGCGACCGTTGAGGCAGTGCCAGGAACAAACTTAGTTCCGTCAAATTTAAGAACTTGATTACTGGTTGCGCCAGTTGTGTCTACTTCAATCCCATCAATAAAAAGAGCAGGAACTTTAAAAGTGTCGTCTGTTTTAAGGACGTTTGCCGCGTCTCGGTAGAGGTTTACATCTCCGGCATTCGCTCCATCGCCCCAAACAAGACGACCGCCACCCTGAATTTGAAGTCTTGCAAAAGTGTCTTGGTCTACATAAATCGTTAACCCGTCAGAGCCAGCAGACGACAACTGCTTAATAGCGATAGGGGTTATAAATTTCTGAGCCATGACCTCGGTCGTTTCTCTTGTTAATGCCCCTCAGGGCTAAGCATTAAGCTTTTTTGCCGAATGCTGTATCTTTTGGATTCAAGTAACGAAGGATAACAGGTAGTGCTGCTGCCCAAAGAGCATTAGCAGTAAGTTTGATATCGTTTGTTGCAACATATGTTGCGACTGCTGCACCGAGTACGCTTCTTGCGTACGATGCTGCCATTGCTTTTTGTTCTGCTGTGATTTTCATGTTTTCCTATCCTGTGACGACTATTCTGTAGTCACCAAGAGCTATTGTTCCTAGCAATACAACTGTAACGGTGTCAGCATTTGGGCGACTAACATCACCATAGACTGTTGCTCCGCTTGATACTTCAATAACTTGCACCGCTACATCAAGAGTGTTAAACAAGTGAGTAACCGTAGTTGTTGAGGTTCCACCAGCATGAGCAGCGCATGCTTGAGTAGCAACTCGAGCAAGTTTTGATGTGCTTGTCGTAGCAGAACCGGCAGTTGTCTTGATACCAAGATTCGTGCGAGCAGTTGCGGCATCGCTAGCACCAGTACCACCGTCTGCAACGGCTACGTCTGTGCCGTTCCAAATACCGGTAGTGATTGTTCCAAGGGTCGTAATAGAAGACTGACCAACATAAGTTGATGCAATGTCTACTGCATCTCCTGTAATTGCTGTTCTGTCATTGACTACGTTGACATTGATTGTGTTCCCGGACTTGGAAAGACCATCGCCAGCTTCAAAAGAACCAGCACCAGAGAACTGAGTCCATACGATTGCTGTTGAGCCGATAGTGATTGTTCCGTTTGTGGAAACAACAAATCCCTTATCTGCGTGGACCGAACCTTCTTCAACAAAAGTAAATGTTCCTGGCTTTAGTTCTCCAGTATCTGCAGTTCCGTTAGCATCAGAAGAACGAGAGGCAGCGCCGGCACCAGAGGCAACTGCAACATAAATACCGTTTTCTGTTGCCGTGCTTTGGTCTTTTACAAGAACGCGGTCACCGGCAACAAGTGTTACTCCGTCAATTGAGTCCCCGGCCTCGAGGTCTGAGGCGATGTTGATTGGGGCCGTTGTGGCAAGTCTTACAGACTGCTTGACATCAAGACCTTGGCGAGCTGCGTCTACGTAACCCTTGGTGGCAGCATGGTTGGCGTCAGTTGGTGTGGCAACTTTAGTATTACCACTAGCATCTCTTTTGACCAACTTAGAAGCAGTTGCGTCCGAAGTCGCGTCGGTAAGCATGTTCCACATTGCGGCTGGCAGCAGACCAGCAGAGTCAGTATCAGCGACATTGAGAGTAAGGGTTACCGTGCCATTTGATTCAGAAACCGTAAGGGCTTCAGCAATACCTGCGCCACCACCAGAAAGAATGGAATGAACTGACTTCTTCCAACCGCCATCGGCATACACCATAAGGGTATATGTAGCCGTGTTGAAGTACATCCGACCTTCAAAGTTGCCAGAGGATGGGTTGGTAGCCAGTGCCTCAAATTTGGCATTAATCAGTTGATTTTGATTAAGGTCAATATTTGTTAGAAATTTTTGTGCCATTTTTCCTCTACCTTACGTGAGATATGCTTTTCCAGAGAACGCCACAGAGAACGTCACCGTAACCTGAGTATTACTATTGTATTGTACCTCACCAAATACATGTGTATCTGCAGAGTCAACAATGGTCACGGACGGCTTGCCTCCTAAGGAGTGAGTTATGACCCACGTATCCAGTGCCGCCTCTTGATTAAACACAAATCTTCTGGTATTTCCGGCCGCCCCACTAGAACGAACAAGAACTTGATTGGGTGCATCTTGCGCAACAATTACTTGGTTTGGCGTGTCTTGTTGTATGTTTACGTTGTTTGGTACGGTATTGCTCATCGCGTTACCTCTAAGGAAAGAGTAAATGTTCCTTGAACAACTCTTGACACATTCCCTCCAGCATCTTGTATTTCTAAGTCGTACACCCCACTTGAGGTGAGAGCCGAAGTCTGAGTGCTTGTCATTTGAACCAAAATTTTACCCAGCACTGCGTCTATCTCTATACCGTTATTTTCTGTTGTTAGCTCAATAAGGGTGCTACTTGATTCAACCGTACGCCGAACCTGTAGTCTTGCCGTATGGCCGCTGAGGTCATACACATTAAAAATGGATGGGTCTACTGGGTCGGGATACTGGAGCTCAAAAGTGCGGCCAAAAGTGGTACCTTGTTCGCAAAATATGTTATATACGCCAGCTATCATGTTTTGCCTCTCCGTGTCTCATTCTATTGTAGTTGACTTGAAAGACCGCAAGGGCATACTAAATAAGAGAATTGCGCATAGTTCAATCATTTTCCTCTGGGTAGATGCAGTCTCCGGACATGATTATGTCGGAAGCAAATTCCAACATCCCATTAGCTAGCCACGGACTCATCCCACTTGATACAGAAACTGATAATTCACTTGACGTGTCGTTTGCAACTTCGGCAACAATAATAAAGTTCGTCACCAATCTTGCTGGGAGGATGTCCTTGATTAAGCTTTCAAACTGCTGCCTGAAAGCCCATTCTTCTTCTTCTGACATTTTCTGCCTCCTTGCCAATTTTACTATGGATAAATGGGCAGATGCGTCAATCCCGACTTAAAGCTTATGTTAATTCATCAGTCATTACATGGCTTAGCTTTACGCCGAGAGGTTTTGCTGCGTTTACGGCTTCTAATAAAACACTTGACGAGTTGCCAATCATTGTCTCATCGGCTCCAATTGTTTCAAACCAAAACGTTAATAGCGTAATTTCAAAAGGATTGATGGCATAGTCATACTCAAGTTCAACACTCTTAAACCCAATAAGCATTAACTTGGCTGCATTGATAAGGGCGTTCTTTGAGCCAGAGTTTCTGCCATAATAAGCATTGTCTATCTGCCAACGCAAAAGTCGTTTTTGTTCCTCAAGGTCTACTGGCACAGGATTAAGGTTTGAGTAAGAACTAAACCTAATTGTGTCCACTCCATCAAGAGTTGATTCATCAAGAATAAACGGGTCAGATGGAGCCAGAGACGAAACAAATCTCGTTACTGGTGTAGTCCCTGTAAATTTTGCCAACCAGATAAGTGTAGGTAAGTCTGCTTCTGGGGTTTGAACAAGCGTACTCGTTGAACCAGGACCTGAAACATTACCTTTTTCTGACGTATCCAAATATTGAAAATCTAAAGTTTCTTCTACTGCTTTAGCTAGGCCTTGTGTCGCTATGTCTATAAATCTCCACATGGGACTATCGACCGGCTCTGTTACGGCTATGTCTATTTCGTTAAGCACAAGAGGCAGTTTGGGAACTATGTAGCTCATGGCTGGATTGTCCAAGTACATATCGTTCTTCATGTACAAAGTAGGAATAGTAAAGTAAATAGGGTTTCCGGTTTCCACGCCATTGATAGTAATAACAATACTTACAGAAGGAGCAAAAGCTGAAGAAACCGTAATTGAATTACACCTTATGATTCTCCACTGAGGAGAAGCTACTCCAGAAATATTAATCGAAGGAGTGGTTGCGTCTATCTGTATGTCTGTAGAAGAAGAGTTTAAAGCGTTGTTGTCGTCTGATATATGCACATTGACAAGACCGCCATTTGCTATTTTTATTGCAAACGTAAAAACAACTTTTTTGCCAATGTCTTGAGAAAAAACACGAATTCCTGACAAATATATTGTTGAATCTAGTTCTCCATCTATTGGTTTTAAACCTATTTGTCTTAATTCCGAGCTTTGCCACATTTCGGAAATTGAGTAATCGTATAGTGTAAAGTTTGTTGTTCTCCAATTAGAACCCGAATTTATAACTTTTAAATTTTGCTGGCCTAATGATAGTCTGTTTACAATCATTATTGAACAACAACTTCTACAGATATGCGTGGAAGTATTCCGGCATATAGTATTTCAAACGCGCTTGTTACTCCACCAGTAAGTATTTCCTCAGCTAGCAATTCGTTTCCTGGACGCGCATCGTCTGTAAATTCCTTGAGCTGTGCTGTTACTGAGTGAACATAGGCAACTCCAGAAACAGCACTTGCCTTAATTACAACATCAAACACCCGAAGGGTCGTATTCCAACTAGGCCAATTTGCCGGCGAAAAGTAAGACTGAAGAGAATCTATGAGGTTGGTAGACACGTCTCCGGCACCAAATTCGTCAGCTACGGATATTGTGACAATAAAATCAATGTCAACAATAAAAGCATCTAGAATTACAAATTTCAATCCCGCAGTTATTTTTGAATTTATATCGTTATAAATTTCAAGTTTTTTCGCAGCGGAGAGAGGGTCTCCATCTTTATCACATACAAAAATAGCAAAATACCCAGGTGTTTCAGTCGGAGAGTCCAAAACCAATGAGGCCATGTCTATTACGTCAACCGGACCTGTTGTCCCAGAACCAGAATAAACATTGGTATAAGTAAAATTATTTGAACCTATACCGGTTGGGACATAATGTCCTGTTGGGAAAGATGTTGCATCCCCAATATCGGAGCCATCAAAATCGCCAGTAATAACCCTGAATAAACCAGAAGTAAAGTCGGCACCCGCATAAAAAGTGGCATCAGTAGCAACAGTAACCGTATACCCAGTACTGGTTGCATTATTGCTCGCTGCAGCGGCATCGTGCTGAATTATTTTTCTTAAATCGTAGACTTTGCATCTATGTACATCTGCGTACGTCGACAAAATATATGCTTCTACTTGCGCAGATGTAACTAGAGTCGAATTCAAAAGCTGCAATATGGTGGTAGCTCTTGAAAAGAATTCATCGTCAGTTTCTGCTGAGTCGCCTTGTGTCACCAGCGACGTAGTAGTACAAGTTAAAACACTTGCATCAGGCTGCGCAATAGTCAACTGCGTGCCAATAGGCAGAGAAGGAATCACTCCGGCAATGCTGCAGACAACGGTCGTTGAAATAAGGCTGCTATCTACGTCTGCCTCAAGCAAGTCAGTTGTAAAAAATGGATACTGTATGACTTGGTCCCCATCTGTTGTTTGATACACAACACCAAATTCAGGAGAAATGGTAAGACCATCATCTGATAGTTCAAACTCTACGTCTACGGTTGAAAACGTGGACTCAAGTCTTGTTACCCCCATAAGCTGAAGAATGCCCTCCATTAGACCGTCCGGTAGACGGTTTATTGCGGCAAGGTTGGTGGAGCCAACATATGCTATCGCCTGAAGAAGAGCATCCTCAATCGTTCCAGGGCGAGCAGAGAATTCTGGCAAAGCAAGTTTTGCGTACTCAACAGCTTCGTTGTAAATATCTACAGGTTGTTGGTCGTTGATTGTTAAGTCAATATATGGTTGAAAGTCTGGGGATGCCATTGTTTTCCTAGCTCGAGAAGTCTAAGTCAACAAGATATGCCTGTCGACGTTGGTCAAAATACGAAACAGCATCGTTGATAACTATTTCTGGCCAAAAATAAGCCGCCAGCTGGATGAGTGCTGATTTGTTAAAGGTAGCAAAAGTGGAGTCTTTTATGCCATAAATGGGCTCAAGAGGAAGTTGACCAGGCGTTATTTGAATAGCCAAAGATAAAGCTTGGGCATAGTAATCCCTAGAGCCTTCGACTAGATACCCTATTCTGCCTTTATCGAACGACATGGGAAATTTAATTGTGTCCATAGTTCCTCGCTACCTTCAGTAGTAATAGTTTATTACTTTTTGAGAGGTTCTACATACATGCCTAAGCATGCTTTATCCCAATGATGATGGCTTCTTCAAATCTGTTGTTCAGAAAAGTAATAAGTACGGTTTTCCCTTTTGTAGGCAAGGTTGAAGTAAACACTTGACAAGGACCAAATATTTTATTGGAAGCTATTTTGGGAGACTGAACATATATCCCACCAGTAGTTCTGACCACCTTGGCTAGGTAGTTGCCGGGCGTGTCTGCCCCCTGTGAGGCAGAGCCTCTTTTGGAGTTAGTAAAACGGGCCTGAGGGTCAAGCATCGTACACTCCTTCGTTTCTCTTTGTAACGTCTCGTAGCGGTGAAGCCCCAGTAAGTTTTCTATAAGGAAGAGGGTTGGGCTCTATCCACTGGTTAATTAACTCTTCAGGGGTTCTAAAGCTAACTCGAGCGGAAGCCGATGAACCTTCTTGAAATGTGACAGAAGAAATAAGGTAACCACCAAAAAAATAAGAAGGGAGGGGCCCGACTATTGCTGTATACCCAGGTCTTAACTGCCCTCCATTAGGCATGGTAACAGAACAGGAGCCAGAAGCGGCTAGCGGGTCATTATCAGAAGTTTCAAATGACGGAAAGTTATCAAGCAAAAATGGTTGAGTACCGTATATGTGTTGTTTTTTTGCCCAGTCTTGCGGAACAAGCCCTAATTTTATTAGGTCAGACGTAGTTGTTTCTTTATAGGCGTAGTTACCAAGGTAGAAAATAGGAACAAAATTTCTGCGAATTGTTTTGTGTTTTTTGGTTTTTTTATCGTAGGCACCAAATGGGCCCTTATATGAACTGCTTCCAAACTTCCACATAAGCCACTCTTGGCTTCCAAATATTAAAGTTCCATCTATCTCAAACACCATTTTTTGGTCTGCTTTTGCAGCTCGGCTAAGAACTTCCCATACCGACTCGTCAGATGTTCCATTTTCATTAACTAAAAAAACGTCTTTAGAATGACCTTTTCTACTATTGTCTCCAATAAAACCAAGACCATATGCTTCAGCAGCATTTCTGGCATAGGCAAATGGGCTACCACCAGATATGTTCTTTATAACGTTTGTACGCATTTTGGAGCGTTTCATCTGCTGAATAGCCTTGCTGCATAGGGTCAGCGTTATCTCTGGGGCACCATCGGTTGATTGGATATCAACGTCGGCAATTTCCATCCTGCGCCCTCTATATATCATGTCTCTTCGCGGTACAAAATAGTTGAGTTCCGTCATTCTAAAACCTGGGTCAGTCAACGTGACTTTTATAGAAGTATGTTCATCCATGCTATAGGTAACAGAAATTTCAGAAATGTTTCGTGTAAAAGTAGCCTGTTGGTCTTGGTCCGTTATGTCAGCTATTGAGAGTATTCCAGCAAACGGGGAAACACTGTCCCATTCTTGTTTATCTATATAAGATTGAAGTTTGTTTTGAACAGAAAACCACTGAGGACTGGCAGCCTTAGGCGGCTTAGATTTAAATTTTACATACAAGTTAATAAACAGCTTATTTGAATACTTTTTAGCCGATTTTTCCGAAGCAAATATACCTAAATGAGCACCCGTAACAGCAAATTGTTTTTTTGCACTTGCAACAATGTTTACTTCTTTTCCAGTAAAGGCAACACTGTCAGAAGTAACAGTTGGAATAATTGCAAATGTTTTTTTGCTGAATACTGTTTTATTACCCATCGAGTCATTTACCGAGGTTATTTGTACCGTCGTAAATAAAGGAATCGTTTCTATCCCCACTTTTTTAGTGAGCACCCTAAACGCAAGATTTATATTCCCGTAATCGAGAATTTCTGATTCGTTTATGCCAGCTTCCGCGCCCGATGGATAGACAGTACTGTTTTTTGCTCTTTTAAACATTTGGTCTACTTTGTAACATTGCTTGTTACACGACTGCGTGCAAGTGCTGCTTCTTTTTCTTCCGCCGCCAATATGTCTGACAACCAATAGTCGGGGTCGCTAACTGCTGCTTTAGCGTCTTCTTTTCTTTTCTTGCCGGTAACTGTGTACTTTTTATAGGCAATTCTAGGTAAAAGAATAAACTTTTTATTTGACGGTATAAATTCAAGTAAGGATATATTGCAGGAAGCGCTTACTGTTTTTCCTTGAATATTTGCTCGCGAATGAGTAAAAGTAATACTGTCTATGTACCAATATGAAGACGTCAGCGCATCGTGAAAATTGGTAAACCCAATAGGAATTGCCATGTCTGCCATAGATGTAAGTCTAGATATTTGGTCTTCTACATCAAACCAAAAGTTGTCATAGGTAACAATAGAAGATATTGCCGGCTGAGGTCGGCTTCTATATATGGAGTCTCTTCCGCTCCTAGGGTTTCCAAACTGGTCATACCCTTGTGGGTCAATATCTCCTGGATAGTTAATCTGTGCAACACTGCTTTTTACTGGCTGAATTAAGGGAAATTCAAAACTAGCTCTTCGCGCTTTGGCACCAAGAACATCAACTAGAGGAACGTTGTATGGTCTTTTAATTTCATTAAATTCAGCCCCATACCCTTCGTGGGTAAAAGATGCCGGAGGGGCAGCAAAATAAAAATTTAGTCCTGGGTCAAGTTTTTGCTGCATGCTTCTTTCGGCGGGTTTTGCAAGAAAGTCACCTTCCGTACGTTTTCCATTGCCATCTATAGGTCGCCCAACTTGAGTTTTTAATTTTTCAGAATCGGCATTCCACTGTCTACCAATTATAGTGATAGCCATTATTTTCTCCGTCTTTCATTCTTTGCATGCGCTTTTAGTACCTCAAGTACCTGATATGCGGTGTCTCTTGGGTTGCCGGACTCATGAATTGTAACGTTTATATTTGTATCACCAGTGGCAGAACCTCCGGTTGTGGCAGAAGATGCTGGAAGTGTGTTTATCTTTGCTCTCCCTAGTTTTGCGGCCGCCATGAGTGCCGTTGCCCTTGGGTCGTTAAGGGGGACAATTGCTTCTGCTCTCCCTGCTTCCCCAACATTGACCAGAGTTCCGCCTCTGCGAGGCATTACGACTCCACCCTTTGCTACTTGCGGAGGCTGAAGTCCTATCACTTCCTGGCTTGGGTCGTCATCTTTGTACTTCAGCGCTAGGCCTGATTCCCACCACTTGGGGGCATTGTCCCACCATTGAGGGCTCTTTGCCGTATCCATCAAGCCTTTGTCGATTGCAGCCAAGAAACCGCTTTCAATTTCTTTCTCAAGGTCAGTTTTTTGTCCTGGGCTTTTCTTTCCAGCAATTTCTGGGTTTATGGCCTGATTGCCGAACATAGCTGACGGCCTAGGCCCTAGATTTCTTGTGTTCCAATTCTTGTAGGGGTCTCCGCCGTCAGTGCCACTAAGTATGTTTTCCAAAATTGCAGCCGCGTCTGCAGATGTTTTGGCCCCCGCAAATGGGTTAATGGCATTTCCAGCGACATCCGTCTTAGAAAGAGTATCCTGAAGTTTCAATAGTTGTGCTTCGGCCGCTTTATCTCCGCCCTTAGCTTTGTTAAATAAGGCAGCAACCCTGGAGCTTACGGCGTTTCTTCCGCCTTCGGCATTACCAAAATTAAATCCCGCGCCCGTTAGTCCTCCACCAATCTGTGACGTAACGGCTGAAACTAAATCTGTTTGTTCATTACCAAGAGCCGAATTTGCCAATGCGTCAAACTTTTTGTTTCGTTTGACTCCACGAAGAGCCCCTCCAGGGCCGTAAGCCTCACCGCCACTAAAACCTTTACTGCGCTTTAAGAAGTTAGCTATTGGATTATCAGGGTTTTTAAAGTTAAGAAGGTCGGTAACTTTTGTGTAGTAATCAATAAAAGCTTCTGGAGAAGTGCTCCCACCACGAAGGGCATCTCCTGCCGACTGCACGGCATCTGTCATGTCTTTTGCTTTTGTAAAATCGTCAAACACTTTAAGAGAATCAATACCCACGTCTCTCAGCGCCTGTTTAAACTGTTTGCCGGTTTTAAGCATCCCAACGCCAAGTTTTGCTGTTATGTCGGAAAGTTTTAGTTCCGAATTAAATAAGTTGACGTTTGCCTTGAGGGCAAGGTTGTTTATTTCTTCAGCGGTCATTCCTGTAGATAAACGCAGAGATTTCATGACGTCATCAAACTGATTGGCCGACCTTGTCATGACTTTGGCATACATGTCTGAACGCTCTGCTACCGTGGCTACCCCTTTTCTTGTGGCCCCTCCGTGGCTAATACCGCCCGTCATTTCTTTTAATTGGTCCGGGGTAAGAATTTTTTTATATTTAGATAAAAGCTTGGCTCTTCCTTCCGCTGTCTGCCCAACTTTTCCAAATTCTGCACTGAAATTTTTCATATCAGCAATACCTTTACGCAAAATAACGGTAGTACCAGATTTGACTATTTCTCCCAATCCTTTGTATATTGCCGCAAAAGCCTGTTGGTCGACAACCGCTATGGCTCCCGCTTTAGCAAACTTCTTTTGGTTTCCTCTAGCTTTCATAAACCCAACAACGGCACCTACTCCTGCACCAACTAGTGCTCCCGCTACGGTTCCGACACCGGGAATAAAGGAAGCAGCAGCAGCGCCGATAAGTGCTCCAGAAGCCGCCCCCATCGTGGCCCCTCCCTTTGTTGTTTTGGCATTGGCTGCGTAGCCCGCAAGGCCAACTCCAGCACCAAGCGCCGGGTTGATGGCCATCAAGCCAGCCCCTGCTTGCATATATGGCATCACCTTGGGGTCAATATGTTTTTTAGCAAATCCAGTATCAAGCAACGAAGTAGCAGCAAATGCGCCAATTTGACCCAAACCGGTCCTGCTATTTTTAAGACCACCTCTTACTGCTTTAAATCTTGCTGCTGCAGTCATTTTTTGAAGCCCAGTAATTTGTTTAAACTTTTCTTTTTCCGCCAAGTAGCCCTGTTGAAATGCGCTTGTTCTACCGTTCTTGCCATCCCCGCCAAAACCAAGTCCAAGCACGCGAGCAAAAGCTCCTTTTGCGCCACCACCAAGGTCTGTACCTGTACTCTGGCCAGTAAACTTACGACCCATTCTTGGAAAGAATCCTTGATTAACTCTACCGGTTACAGGACTAGAACTTAAAGCTCCAGTAATTCCTCCGCCAAGCGAACTGCCATTGCCGCCAAAAGCCCATGAACGACCAGATTTAAAACCGTTTTTTATTCTTTGCCTTCTTGTGAGCGAGACTGGAGCTTGACCTAGACCAGCAGGTTTGGCAGGACCAATAAATGGTCTAGGGTCATCTGGGTGCGGAACGCCAAGTTGCTGTAGATGAGTGTCAAATTCGTTCATTCTTTTCCCAAGGTCGCGTCCTCTTGTAACGCTTGCCGCTTTTGTTGCCCGTATTACGTCGGCTTCAGCAGCGCCACGCCCCTGTCCAGGGTCTGTACTTCTGACCCCAGAACCAACGCGACGATTGGTAACAACTAAATTACCATTAGCATCTCGCTTAAGAGGACCGCTTCTTTCTAGGCCCCCATATGGAGAAATATACCCCTTTGCCCCAGGTTGTACTGGAGTAAGTCTTCCGGGAGCGGGTGTGGAGTTTGCAACAAACGTAGGAACAAGTTGACCGTTTGCGCCTGGTAACATCTGAATGTTTCCGCCGCTCGGCATGCCAGGACTTCCAGTAGCGACGTTTCCAGTGGTAGCAAATTGACTACTTCCATAACTTCTATCTCCATTACTTTTGCCTCCACCCGTTACCCCTCTGGTTAGTGCGTTCATTGAATTGGCTGCTGACTGCATTGCTCCAGAAGCAGCAGTTTGAGCAGCAGAAGAACTAGATAGAGCGGCTACGCTTGGCTGCAAAGCAGCACTCATCTGACCTGATGCTCCAGAAAGAGGACTGTTAGGAAGGTCCGTTTCGGCACTAGTAAAAGGAAGACCGTTGCCAATTTGACTTTGCTTTGTTACTTCTCTAATGCCGTAGGCACTGTCTAGTTTTCCTTGCGCACCTCTGCCAAACCCCGACTTCATCGATGTTTTGCCTTTGTGGGCCAGGAACCCCATACCGAGAATTGCTGCTGTACCGCCAGCAGAACCAAGCAATCTGCTAAACCCTGCAAGAACCTTGCCTATAGTGTCCATCAATGTTCCTAGAACATTTGCAATTCTTGTTAAAACAGGAAGCGCGGTAGTAAAAGCTTCCTTGAAGCCTTGACCCATGTTAAAAAATCCTTCTACAACACGAGCCAAAGCATCGCCAAACGCTTGAAATTTTGGACCGTTCTTGACTCCAACATCAGCTAGATGCTGCATGTTTTGTCTTAAAGATTTAAAAACCTGAACTATCGGAGCTCCGAACATATGGATAACCTCAGAGCCGCCCTTGCGCATTGGAGCAAACATATCTCTGGCATCTTTGAAGTCGTTGACCATTGACTTAAATACGTCACCGGTTCTTTTCCACCATCCATTTGCTTGAGGAAGAAACGTTCTAAATAGTTTGAGTGAGAATTGCTCTACTTTGTCTGCAAAAGAAGTCAATGCCCCAATAAGGCCACCGTTACCAAAAGCAACTAGGTCGTTACTTACTTTTCTAAAAGTGTTTCTGAGACCAAAATAAATCTTATTCATTGCATCTTGCACAGGAGCAAGAAGTCTTTGACCTGAGTCCGCTATTTCAGTGTACGCATCGGCAAGTAAAGCCTTAAAGTTGCCGAATAGGGTTTTTTTGATATTTGCATTTGCGCCACTAACGCCAGCTTTTTTAGCTAGTTCACCAGATTGAAGTTGGTCTAAAAAAGTTTGAGCATCTGTTGGTACTTGACCTCTTTTCACCAGTCGGTCAAGTTCTGGGCTTACTTGCCTAAGAGAGCCAAGCACCTCTTTATTAAATGTCTTATATTTTTTGAGCAGTCCAAGAAACGTAGCCGCCGAAGCAAGACCTTTTGCGGGGTCTGGGCCAGCAGCAGCAAAATCTGACATTTGCTTTAATTGCGAAATCATCTTTGGGTCTACTTGTGCGCTCTGGCTAGCCGCTGCAAAAGCCTGACTCAAGGCTTTGATGCCAAATGAAGCCAACTCTGTATCTTTGTACATTTGGCGCATCATGTTTGATGACTGGCTTAAACTGCTGCCGAGAACCTTGGAGTCTTTATAGTTGTAAGCCGCTGTTGCGGCACTAAATTGCCTAAAAGCCGCCGCTCCTACTAGTACTGCAGCGCCAACTGCGGCAACCGTCCCAGCTAAACCCTGCATAGCCCATTTGTATAGTTTGACTAGGCCTATGCCTATGTTGAAAGCCGCATTAACAGAGACAAGTGCAAGAGCTGTTGCTCCAAACTCGACCGTCATGGCCACCATGCCAACGCGAATAAGTTTTGAAACTTTAAGGAATTTTTGTGCAACAACTTCGAGCAAAGACATTTGCTTGGTTAGGCGGACGCCACCTTTTTCAGTTTTTGACATTTGGGTTTCGGCATCACCCATACTTCCTGTCATTTTTCCAAAAACAGAAGAAGTATTAGTTGCTTGTTTATTTAAAGCAAGAAGTTGACCCTGGACGCCAAGTATCTTCTCTTCGCCGTCAACGTCATATTTGACTTCAATATTGACGCGCTCGTCGCCTAATCCAACCACTAGAACCCCAGTTTAAAGGCGTTAATGCCTATTAGCGTTTACGCTCCGCAGCCTCGCGGTCCGCTTCTATAACTTTAGCACAAGCGACGCGTATCACCCATTCATCAGGGCTGCAATCCAGTAGTTTTATTGGGTCTGAACCAAATAGCTCGCCAAGGCGGGCTGCAGTCGCAATCCTAGAATCGTCTACTAATTCCTCTAGGATTGTTTCGTAGGGTTTTCCTGTTGCTCAATTACGTCGCCATACCCAGCGGCGTCGATGATTGCCAGTGCTGCTGCCTCCACGTGTGGGTCAATACCAAAGAATGCAATTACTGCATCTGGAAGCGCTCGTGATGCACCCGTCATCTTAAGAATTGAAGGAGAAGCAAAACCAAGTGGTTTTCCGCCTTCAAAAACTTCTTCGTCATTAAGGAAAACACCAACGGTTGTGTGTCCGATTACTTGACACGCAAACTTTGTTGCGTCAATTCCATTTTTAGAGTCAGAACCAGCATTTTTTTGCCAAGCCTTAATCTGCTGTTGGGTGATGTTGGGGCTAATTAGTAATGTAACACCGGGTCGTTCAGGGACGCTGATAAAAACATCAGGACGTTTTACCTTTTTGGCAATAACAGCTTTTAGCTGGTCTAACACATTATCAATATCCGCGTCAGGGATTACTACCGGAGCGGGATTGGAGAATTCAGAATCTTCGTAGAGGTTTGTCATAGCGTGAACAATAGCACACTAGTGCCCTCAATACAAATGTAAATGAATTACTTTTTTATTCTGGAGGACCGTTTACAGCAAATGTAAGGGCAAAAGTCACTGGAGCACCCGAAGATGCGTCACCTTCTGGCTCAGACATTCCGACAAGCAGGGCCGACGAATAGGTTCTTTGCGTTTGATGGGCTGCCAAACCGCAGTCTACGTCAGTTACTGAGATAGAATAGTAAGCGCGCCCAACCAGTGGACGCAGGGCCTTGAGTACCGCCTGCATGTCGTCAGCATAATGTTTGGTCAGGGTGATGTCCCCGACCTCAGATGGAGCGCAAAGGGTGGTTGGGAATGGTTCTCCTCCTAGATATACCTTCTCAACAGAGGCAGTAATTTCGCCTCCAGATATTTGAGCAAAGTAGTCATTGATTGTGGGAGCACCAGCACCAGCAATGGGGGTACATTTCGCCAGTATTTGTCTCTGTGCGTATCTGGGTGAACTTGAGTATGCCATTTTTTTCTCCGTTTATGCCAAGCTTGATGTTAGATTTGATTTAGTGATTGTCACTTCTATCTTGTCTCCGATAGAAGAAACACGAGCTGCTACTTTTGCCTTGATGACTCCAGTGGCCAATTGTGATAAAGGGTTGATTGCATCGTTGACTTGGACTACATAACCAGGGTCAATCAACTTACCGCTTTGGTCATAGGCTTCAAAAAGCCCGCCACCAGTACGGATTCTTCCCATTATTGCTGTTAGTGCAGCTTCAACCGCTACAAATGTAGAGCGGCGTCCATCAATTGGCAAGAACAACATTCTTTCAAGGTCCGCTTCGGCTTCTGCAACAATTTGATTCAATACTTCTCTTGAAGTAATGAAACGGAAGTTGTCGGTATCAGAAGAAACCGAACGAGCACCATAGATTCTTGCTTTGTTGTTAATCAACTTAATTGCATTGATGTAGCCATCGTCAAGCTTTTGTGCGTCCGTCTTGCTGAGAGCAACTGCAGGAACCGTTACGTAACGGCTTTCTGTGCGCTCTCCGGCATATGGGGTCCAGCTGCCGTAGCCATTGTGGATTTCTGCACGCTTGGCGCATACGTATCCTTCTGGCGGGATGGTCATTGTAACGTTACCGTTAGGAACCTTTACCCAAGGATAAAAGAAGGCTGCGCGCTCTGACTGGTCCGGCAGGTCAGTGTAGTCAGTTGCTTCAGCAATCGCATCGTCTACGCTAATATCTTTGTCAAAACCAAGAATTGCTACTCTGTTATTTTCTTGAGCATGCTCAAGAAGTGCGTTTCTAACGTCAGATGTTGTGTATCCAGGAGCGCAAACTGCCCCAGGTCCCATATTCTGGTTAAAACAAGCAATTGCAGCAACAACGTCGGCAGCAGCAACGGCAGCACCGTCAGTTCCACCGCTGAAGTTTTTTGCAGCTACAGCGTCAGGAATAGTCTCTTCGCCTTCATCTGCAGCCGTAACGTAAATGGCTGCAACTTCGCTGTTATTAATTTCTTCTACAGCATCAATAGATGTTGTATGAGTCTTCGTTGAGTAGACAAGCTCACCATCAAGCTTGATTTGAATCTTGAAAGTTGTAATGGTAGGCTGCGTGACGGTTGCGGTCAAAACACCTGAGTGAGACCATGTGCCCTTGCCAGCAGCAGTAAGGGTTATTACCGGCAATACGCCATCAAGAAGGATGCAGTCGGCCTCAGTTGCGTCAGCAGGTGCTACGCGCGAGATGTAAGCACGTGAGCCACCCTCTTCAAAGAAAGCATTAACTGATTGATGAACCCATCCTGAAGATGTGTAACCACCGTATATTGCTTCAAAGTCAGAGATACTCGAAACTAAAAATGCATTGTTTGGGCCATCTGGTCCGCGGTCTGTTACACCGGCAACGAACATCGTTGCGGTTGCGGCAGTTTGAACGTTAACCGGACCAGTACGAACTGCGGTTGTGACGATTACACCTGGCATTGCTTCCTCCGTCCCCGTATTTTACAAGGGCTATTTGAATTGAGACTACTCAGATTGTAACGCTTTTGCGTCGTCTTCTGGCAGACCTTCAACCGTTTCTATTGAATCTATTTTTTCTTCTTCGGCAACCATTTCTGGCGCTTCATCGACTTGTGGTTCTGTTTCTTTTATTTCACCGGAAATCAAAGCGGCAAGAAGCTCATTATCCGCAGCACTTTCTGCTGATTGGGGGGAGGAAGACTCTCGGTGAACTTTTTTCTTTTGCTTTTTTTTTGCAGCAACTACGGTTTCATCTGCATCATCTATTGACAAAGTTGCATCAGTTTCAAAAATTTTAGCTTTTATTTTTTTTTCAGCTATAAGTTTTTCAATTCTTACATTATTTATTGACACTAACGCAACAGAACGAGGATACATATAGGTTTCATCAGTTACAAGCAGGGTTGCACCGGAAGTATTTTGTATTTGAATTGTTCCAAAATACTCACTAGGGAGCACTGTTTGTACCGATGGCAGTGCTTTAAAAAAATTTGCGTCGTTATGTTCCATTTAGTTCTCCAGCGGTAATGTGGCTGTCGGGTCGCCCGTTCCTTGTACTTCGACATCGTAATGTGAGACAGGAGGTCCGAGGTCTTCCCGCTTAATCACTTCATCTAATAATAGGTCATAACCCAAGTAAGCTCCAGCAAGCACCCTGTCACCTTTGAGCAAAGTCAATTCTGAGTATTCTTCAGACATTGAGGTTTCTTCTACTAGGGCCTGATTGCCGTCGTCAGCACGCTGAAGGCATGGATAGTCCAAAAGGGCAGAACGCACTACGGTTGTAAGCCTGTCGCGCATAAGCGTTGCTTCTTCGGAACCTTCGGTTCTTACCCAAACGTACGTGCGCATGCCGTACTTAACTCTATAGCGAGGGTCCATCGACCAACCATCAAAACCTAATCTGTCAAAAGACTTGGCATTGATAGCAACAGTAATTATTATTGGCCAAGCATCTAAAGCAAGCGGCTCATAGGTCAAATAGTCGACCGGTACAGGAAGGGTTAAGTCATCGAGGTTCCACCCATTTCTGTACCTAATGAGTCTTTGTGGAATATCTGCACTCAGGTATTGGCTCACAAAACTTTTTGCAAACTGAGCGCCGAACATTAAGTTGCCGGCCATTAAATTTCCCCTCGTACTACCCAATTGGCAGCATCTGTTGCTGCCCTCTGGGCAAATTCAGTAGGAACAAATACTATCTGACGCGCTGGCATTTTTGTAGTTCCATATTGATGAAACTTTGCGTACTCAACGGTTGTTCCCATTTTGTAGGAATTTGGAGTTGCGCTAAAGATGCTTTCTGTCATTCCAGCCGTGAGGCTTTGAAAAAGTTTTCCTGTTCTTACCATCGGGGGAGACCCAGGGTAACGAACCAATTTCCATGCTGCATAACCCGCATCCAGGGGCATCCATCCTCCAGAAGCAAAACCACCAGTGGTAAAATTTCCTGCCCACGCTAGTTTTATTTCAGCTATTTGCTTAGCAAATAAAGGGGTAAAGGTCTTACCTCTTAGCAGCATATCCCCTAGTTTGCGCACTATTGGCGGAACACCGTTTATATTCACCGTCGCTTTAACGGACATCTATATTCTTCTTCTACGCCAACGCTTCAATGCGTTTAGTTCTTTTTCCGTAAATCCAGTTTCGAGCGGAGCAACGTTACGAGAGTTAAGGTCTTTAACTCCAACTACGTCATCATGCATATTTTGCATTTCTCTTGTGGCTGCGCGAAGAATCATTAATTTAAATACTTTAATCTGTTCGCCATCAAGACCAGCAATATAGTTAACCTCTACAAGGTCATTAGGGAATCCGTAATAAAGCTCAACACCCCATCTTTGAGTTGTGTAGTCAGTCCCCGCAGTTAAACAGGTACCACCAGAAACATACGGACCTGCGTCTATATTGACATTAGTTGCACTGACCGTAAATGATGTTGGAGTGACTGAAAGTATTTCTTTGACCGTAATGTTGTAGTCATTAGGAACCACGCCTTTTATAGTCACGTGCTGCCCTTTTGTAAAATCGTTTAGAGAAGTTATAGTAAGAATATCGTTGCTTCGCGTTATGTTGGTTACTATTGAATCTCTCTGCATTGCCTCAGCAAGGTAAATTTTATTCAAAGCTAAGTTTTGAACTGAAACACTTTTAATTTGAATTACAGGACTATTTCGTAAAGGGAAGACCACGGACGGCTGGATGTAGTTCATTGAGAGACCGGTAGTGTCAATAGACTTATCGTAAAAGAAAGAAGAAGATGGGTAACCTTGTTCCGATGTTGGGATTACGTATGTTTCAGTATATTCTTGAACTTCAACGGGTCGACGCAAGAACGACTCAAGTTCGCTTTGAAGGCCTTCAAGGACCATTTCAGCGGCATCTTGCTGACGCAAGCTAAAACGAATATCCATGTAGTTTGTTAAGTCAGAAACAGAAACAAGCATTGTTCAACTAACTAAATAGCTCTTAGGCGCGCAGTTCTGCGCTCCCGCAACAGTGAACGACCTTCACCTGCTGAAGTATTCTGCCTTCCGCTACCCCCAACGCTATCTGCAAGACGTCTAACGCCATATGAGGCAGCTCTCTTCCACCAGGGGGCAACAGAATTTGTTCCTCTGGCTTCTCTACGTGTGGGGGATGGTAGTTCTGAGTCAACGCTCGTATTTGGGGCAACCATATGAAACCTCGCAATTAGTGCAACGACAACAGTTTACACCAACTATCACCTGTCTGGATTTGGAGGTCGCTCAACAGCCATAGAGTCCACTTTTCCAGCCGGTGCCTCAACTGGGACCCAAGCTTTAGAGTACTGATGTTCCGATACTTTTCGCGACTTGATGAGAGAACCGTCCAAAAGAGCATCTAGCTCCATGCTTGTCATGCCTAGTGATTCTTCCAGTTCGTAGAGATTTTGCGTTCCAGATTGATATATCTGCTTGACAAGACGAGAGAGGTGGTGAAGGACTACACCTCCACGAGCGCGATTAAGCCGAATATGCATAAGCATTGAATCGGTTTCTGAACACTCAACAACTAAAGACTGTATTCCTTTTTTATAGATTTTAGAAAGTTCCTTGTCGCCCTGAATTGCCACCGCCCTATGAAAGCCGTCAATAATTAACCCGGTTTGTTTATGAACCACTATTGGGTTAATTAACCCATATTCGCGAATTGATTCAACAAGAACTTTTAAATCTGGTTTCAAAACATGCACAGCCCGCCACGGAGCAGGTCGTATTTCATTTAAACCTAAAATAGATTTTTCAAAAACAAAACTCATCAATTTACCTGAGACCTTACGTTTGCGTTAAGGGTACGTAAAGCGTCAATACTAGTACGCACGGATAGTAGTTTTTCTCGTTTTGCTTTTACTAACGCTTCAGAAATTTTATAATCAAAAACTTCATCACTAAGTTTGTAGTCGGCCCATGCTTCACGTTCCTTAATTGAGCCCTTTGCAGATAAATACTCCTTGGCCCAATTGGTCTTGTAGAGGGCTTCTTTCTTGGCCGCATCTTCAATTAAACGTTCAAATGCTTCGGTTTCTTCTTCTAAATCTTCTATTAACGATAGAAGCCCGTTCTCTACGTCTACCTGTGTTATAGGTGCGCTTCTTTTCATTATTTTTGCTCCCTTGCATTGTCTAACGCTTCCCAATCTATCTTGCTTAATGCAGATAGATGCATCTCCGGCCATGAATAATTACTAATACCAAGATGACTAATTGCCATCTGTTCCAACAACCAAGCATCGCATTCATCATCCCCGCCAGCACCTGAAAAAACAATTCCCGTCTTTGCTGAAACTGAAGAAATTACCTCGCCTTTGCCGGCGTTACCTTTGCCCGTTGCAAACTTTGCCCTACAGGTTGGAGGTATGTCAACAAAGGGGATACCATTTTCCCAGAGTCTCATTCTTACCGCTCCACCTAGCTCCCCAATGCTATGAGCTTGGCTGTTCCGGGAAGCAAAGGAGTACCCCTCTATAACCGCGCAGTAAACGTCAAATTCAAGACATTTGTTTATTATCTCGGAGGATATGATATGCAGCCTTTCGGCTCCTCGAGTTTTTGTATTAACAGTTAATGTCTGCTCATTTATGGAAATCCCTGTTGATGTAAGGCTTAAATCAAGACCAATAAGGGAAGACACGAGAAAAGACTACAACAAAAGCAAACACCCATCCGGCATCGCAGATGGGTGTTTGAGGGCTTGGCAATAATTTGCAACCTCTGTGCCGCGAAATAGTTTCGCTAGACCTATGACCACCTGCCTCCCTTATTTATCGAAGGATTAGCGCGCTTTATTGATACTAACATTGGCCGATGATGACCTCATGTTAATTAATCTTTATTTGTGGTCATTCGTATCCATGTCTTGACAAACCCAAGTCAAAAGCAAGCTGTGGATAATTTCCAATTCTTGTATGACATGGCCTGCAAACAGCCATAAGATTATCTTCATCTAAAATAGAACCGCCTTGAGAGCGCCTTTTTAATTCATGAATATCTACGCTTTGTCTTCTTCCGTAGACTCCGCGCTCGTCATGCTTTGCAAATATAGGGCAGGCCTCGCAGAGCGGACGCTCTTTTAGTAGGCGAGCCACCAATGGTCTTCTTAGTCTGTATTCAGCTTCTTTTTTACTAGACCTATGACGCATAACTACATAGTAATGTCATCGAACTCCCAACGACCGTCAAGCGTTGCCCAAAGTGCCTCATCTGCAGGGGTTACTTCCATATCGTTTTGTTCCATAAGGTATTTGTGCTCGCGGATTGCTTTTTCAAATAATTCGGTCCGTGAAATAAAATCTGACGTTTCAGACATTTCCATCACTTTGTCAAGCCTTGAACTAACATAAAATTTAAAACGTTCAATCTTGTTTTTGCGCTCAGAGTAAGAAGATGTTGTTTCTGACAAAAGAGCCAGGCCGGAGCGACCCATAGCCGTGTATCTTGCTATATCTTCTTTTTCGTCAGCTTCTATGTCGTCTATTTGTTGTTGAAGGTTTGACACAAGAGCGATAAGAGCACGTCTCCACCTATCGCGGTTTTGCGGTTGCTCTAGGTATTCACGCTGACTAGGCGTAGCTTTGTTTTTTACTTCTTCAGCAACAATACGAGCAAATGTCTCGTCATTCATTTCAGTTCCAATGCGTACAGATTGTTTTTTTGTATATGCACCAGTCGCATAATTTGCTTGGTATTGCTGTCCAGTCGTTATTGTCATAAGATTTATTTATTTGTTCCTTTACGTTTGTGACAACAGTTATTACTTCATTTATATCCTCAGGAGAGGCATATCCCTCTAGGCGTACTCCATCTTTTAGATAAAGAAGCTCTAGGTTAAATGAACTAAATTCTTCATCTTTAGCGAGCATTGCGGCATAAAGGGTAAGCTGAAAAAACTTACCGTCCATGTATCGCTTGCTGGGTGTTTTACCAGTTTTGTAGTCGGTTATTTTTGCAATACCGTTTTCTACGCTCCAGCGGTCAATAAAGCCTTTTATGTTAACGCCATTTAATTCACCGTTGACTTCACACTCAACTCCAGATGGAGTTACTATTTTAGGGTCTTCCATTCCAAAAAGGTTTTCAATGCACCACCAGCACATCCATCGAAGTTCATTCATTGTGGTACGCCCAAGATAAGGTGTAACACGTTCTGCCCAGTTCCCTGATTCCCACATTGTCGTACAGATAGTACGAGCTAATTGAATAGTGCGTTCATCGGGCTCAAAGTTTGAATACATCTCTTCCAAGACCTCATGGACAAAGTTGCCCATTAGCGTCTGCATTGTTGGAGGTTCTGATATTTGGTCAATACGTGAAAGCTTGTACTTCAATGGGCATTGTTGGAAAGTGCCAATAGATGACGCTGATAAGTACTCTGGGAGCTGGCCGGGCTCACTCATTTTTGAAGTTTTCTGCCAGTGAGATTTCTACAGCACTAGCATGCAAGAATTCTGCTTCTTCAATAGTTACGGTGTTGAGCTTTGGAATTGGTGCTCCGTCGCTATATTCGCTCCACATGTCGCGCAATTTTGATTTTTGTTCTGGACTAAATTTCTTTGTAAAACTCATAAAAGCTTCCCAGATACCCTCTATTTCGGAGTCTACTTTTATAGCAGGCGTAGGAGGGGTTGCTACTGTGTCTTGTTCGACTTCTGCATACATGGCTTCTTCTGAGCGCGCAAGGTAAAGAGCTACTCCAAATGTTTGAGCGGCTTTTTTGAGAGCATCAGATACGGCACCTTTCATCTCGTCACCAAGGTCTACAATGTCTCCTGCTTTGGTGCGCTTAATCTTTTGACCTCCGAAGCCGTCACGAATGACCACCCCCGAAGGCTCTCCTGTCCACCACGTAATGCGCGCATGGGCAACAATGTAATCAGGGTCAATGGAATCACGATTGCATGAAACAATTTCAAATGACCAATTTTCAACGCCGAGAACCTTGTTAAGACGGGTGATTACTTCGCTTACTGGAATATAGGTAAGAGCGGTACCGCCTTTACGTAATTCACGTTCCATCTCGGGTGGAAACGGATTAGATAATTCGTTATATAGGTTGCTCATGTTATTTAGCCTTTCGGATAATTATGTTTGTTTTAGGTTCTGATACTTCGCAAAAGCGGTCCGCGCTAATGCCAATCTTTGCAAGTTCTTTTACGCGCCAATAGGAAGGAGCGCAATACTCAAGAAGTTTAACAACCATTTCTTGAGGACTCATTATTACTTCGCCAGTTTCCATATCTACCGACATGTCGCTCAATCGACTAGCAATATTTTTGGCCAAATCTACGTGCTGCCATGTCTTACGGTCAGCACCAGTTTTCTTTTCAATCTTTACTCCATTAGGAAGATTGACTTCACCGAGGTTGCCCATAGCATCTGTTGTAAATTTTGCGCCGGTGTCATACACCATTGCGATTGATGCTTTTATTGAGTGCAGGTCAGACATGCGAATGCATACTTCTTCAATAGCTTGAGTATCGGCTATCTCTTTAAATAGCGAATCCATTTGGATAATTGCTTGATTGACGGTATCAACGGCATTTTGCCAGTTTTCTAATAGCGCATTGCTATTAGGGGTGTCCTCATTTTTCATGAGTCTCCTAGGTAGGTAGTAGGTTTACCTAGATGAGTATATGGGTTGGTCGTCGTTGTGGCAACCCCAAACCTGCTAAATGTGTAAAAGCTCCCACGGCGGAGTCAACTTGGTCGTCATGGTCTCCCGCTTCAGGAAAAGAAGAGAATTCATCGAGCCAGTCAGAAAGCCAAGGACCCCTAACGAGCCGTACGTTTCCATTGGCTGCGGCTGCAGCAAAAGGTCTGGCTCGAGTCACTTTGTCTCCGGTTGGTCGTATTCCAATCAGGTCATACCCAGGTACAACGTACCTTGCGTATTGGTCAACCAGTGCTTTACCGGAAGAACCGGGTTCTTGCTCCATTCTAATTGAGACAGCATGACCATCCTCAATAGCGGTTTGAGCAACCAGCTGTTCTACTTTCTCGTTTTTTACCCTGGCTCGTTTAATGTCCAGGACGTAAGCTATCCCTTGGTCAAATAACATCAGTGTCCCAACTGTCCAGTCAGGGTTCGGGTTTGAGTGAGATGGTTCCGTGGCGGCAAGGTCCCAGAAACGAACTGCTCTTGCGGCTGATGTGACATGCGGCACTTCGGTATGGTCGACTATGACGAACGAGGTTCTATCAAAGAGTGTACCAAGACTGGTAGCCCACCAGTCTCCCATCTCTAGTCTGCGGCGTTCTATGGGGTCCAGGGCAGAGAGAGACTGTCTGTAAGACTCGGCATCAATTCCCGGGTTGTCAGTAAGCATTGAAGGCACAAATATACGACCAGCGGTATCGCCTTCAACAATAAATCTTTGTCTAACCCAATTGGGAGCAGGGTTTGAGGCGGCGCGCATACGCAACGGAACCTTAGAGAGCTCACCTGTGCTTGGCCGGCGTAGTCGGGAGAAGAGATATCTATAGTCGGCTTCTCTAATTTCGGTGACCTCGTCCATGCCTATAAATTGAAATTCCGAACCCTTATAACGAAGGTAGTCATTTGTATTGTTTAGGTAACCAAACGAAATTCTGGCCCCCGATGGAAACGTAGCTACATAGCTATTAGCGTTCCAATGAACATCGTCATAATTAGAAATCCAAGACCTAAAACGGTCCATCAAAGCTCCAGGAAGAGCCAAGTCGGCATACGTACGACGAAATAAAATAGCTGAATATCCTGGGATATCTACATACTGAAGGGCAGCCATCAGTAGCGCGGAACTTTTTCCACCACCAGCCGCTCCGCCAAAAAGAGCTTCCATTGAGTAAGTCCTCAAAAAAACTTTTTGGGTTAGTGACGCTTCTTCTGGACAGAAAGACGGTTTCTTGGGTTCTAGGTACTCTAAAACTTCTTGCCAATTTGTCATATCATCCTATTGTTCAGCATTTTTCCTACTAGTATTAAACCATACATAATCATTCGGAAAACAGGGTACACCGGTGAAAAACGTCCTCAAACGACTAACCCGCGCTACAAGCGCCAATATACTCATAGGGTCATTTATAATTATGACATCTATCGGCGCGTTTTTAATTGACGTGTCTGTTGGCTTTATATCTGCAGGAATCGCCTGTGGCATAGTTGGGCTCCTCCTAGGACTGGAATAAGTAAATAAATATGGCATGGAACTCAAGTAGCAATAAGTCTTTAGGTAACTCGGAAGCTAAATCTATCATGACGCCTGGTGCGCCTGTTGCCTTCAATACAGGCATGGTTGGACGCCCGTACAAAGATTCTTGGGACATAGAACGCGCCTACAGAGAGGGAATGGCAAAGGTCACATGGGTAAACCGATGCATCGATGCTATTGCTGGCAACCAGAGTCGTCTTCCAGCTATCTTGCGTGCCGACAACTCCCCCCACGGAAAAATTGTCAAAGATAATAAGGACAATAAAATCCTTGACATTTTGAACTCCAAAGCCAATATGGCTGAGAACTCATTCATATTCCGTTATCGACTATCTTCCCAGTTACTCATGTCTTCCCGTGGAGCATTCATAGAGAAAGTGCGAGGCCGAGATGGCTCTATTATTGCGTTGCAGCTTCTACCGCCCCAACATACGGCACCCATCCCTGACCCAAAAACATTTGTATCCGGCTTTGAGGTCGATATGCGCAATGGGACAAAAATATACCTAAAACCGGAAGACGTTATTTGGGTTCGCAAGCCTCACCCCCTTGACCCCTACCTCTCCCTGACCCCCTTGGAGTCTGCTGGAATAGCAATAGAAATTGAAAACTTATCCAAGACATACAACCGCAACTTCCTTTTAAATGATGGTCGTCCGGGTGGAATGATTGTTGTTCGCGGTGAAATTGATGACGATGATAAGGATGAACTTCGCGCCAGGTTTAGAGGAAACGTAAACCGTGCTGGTTCAATTACTGTTGTTTCTTCAGATGAAGGCGTTGATTACGTAGATACCGGTGCTAGCCCTCGCGACGCAAATTACATCCAAATGCGCCAGATTACAAAAGAAGAAATCCTTGCTTCGTTTGGTGTCCCAGAATCAGTAATCGGCAATGCTTCAGGACGAACATTCTCAAACGCCGCAGAAGAACATCGCGTCTTCTGGAACGAAACAATGCTTCCCCACATGGAATTGATTGGTCGTGCCCTTGATGAGTTGGACGACGAGTACTACATTGACTTTGACACATCTGAAGTCCCTATCCTCATTTTGTACAAGCAGGAGCGCGAACGCTATTTGCTTGATGAATTCCAAAACGGTTTAATTAGCGGCAATGAATACAGAATGCAAACAGGTCGTAAGCATATTGATTCTGATTTAATGCAAGCAATGTTAGCCAACCCTAACTTGACTCCAATTGGTTATACGGATAAGAAATTTGATTCAACTGCACAGCCCCCACCGCAACCAGGAATGCCTGGCGTAGCAGCTGCCGGAGCAATGCCAGCAGGACCCGAAGGTGCAGTGCCGCCACCGGGAGAGCAGCCTCCAGCCGTGCCTCAAATGATTGACGCCACAGGACAAGCATCTCCAGCGGAAGGAATGACCGCAGCTTTAATGGCAGAACAGGCCACACAACAGCAAAGTGTTGCAGCAAACATGCCTCAGGGGTCTCCTAGTGCCCTTTCAGCAGACCAGGGCGGTATGAGTACCAAAACTGCAGAATGGTCACAAATATCGGAGTGGGAAACAAAAGCAGACCAAAGTGCCGATAGCTGGACAGAAATACTCGATAGAAACCTAGAGCGTTTTTTTGAAAGACAGCAACGCGTTGTTATGGAAAAAGCCAGTGGAGCAAAATCTCGCAAAGCTATAGAAGCCGGAAATCTTGAAGTTGATTCTATTTTTGATATCAATGTTTGGAATAAGCAAATAGAAGAAGACCTTCGTCCTGTGTATTCAGGGATAGTTAAGGACGCTTCTGGTTTGGTTAATCAGCAGACATCTATGCCAATAGAGATGGACGAAGAAGAAGTTAAAGAATTTCTTGATGCTCAAATAGAGCGAACACGCAAAGCAAACGACACAACCCGCAATGAGGTTGCTTCGGCAATATTAATTTCTTCTGCGCTGTCTAGCGAAGAAGACAAGATTGGGATGCTGAAAGCTGCTCTTGCGGCAATTTTTATCAATCTTCTTTCCAAAAAGAAAAGAGTAATGGCGGAACACGAAGGTCAAAGCTCATATAACGCCGGCCTTTACTTTGGCGCAAAACAAGTGGGAGCATCGTCTAAAACATGGGCAACTCGTAAAGACGCAAAAGTACGTGGGGAGCATAGACTTCTTGAAGGAAAGAGTATTCCTGTATCTGGTGCATTTACGTTCGATGATGGAGAACTTCGTTTTCCTGGCGACCCGTTAGCTCCGCCTCACCTGGCTATGAACTGCCGCTGTAAACTTCGTTTTAGCGTAGATTAATAAAAGTCCTACAGTTTACTAAAAGGCACTAATACCTTTAAATTGTTATACCTGAAGAGGGTTCTGACGGTTTATCATTAAAAGAGTTCGCTCGAAAGGTAGACGCATGTCATTTCAGACATCAAACTTTACTGAAACTCTGTACAAGTCCATCCCTGGCCAAGTAAACGTAAATCAAGCCCAGGGTTTAGTTGAATGTTTTGTGGCAGCATTGGGAAACAAAGACAGCGTTGGTGACATTTGTTTGCCTGGATGCTTTAGTTCATCGCTTAAGCGCCGTAAGCCTCGCGTTGTCTGGGGACATAACTGGAATGAGCCAATTGGTAAAGTTCTTGAGATATACGAGGTTGGTCCAAACGACCCTCGTCTTCCAGCAAAAATGAGAGAAAAGCGCGTTGGCGGACTTTTTGCAAGAGTACAATTTAACCTTGCTGCCGAGAAAGGGCGCGAAGCTTTTGCAAACGTTGCTTTCTTTGGGGAAGAGCAAGAGTGGTCAATTGGGTACAAAACACTTGATGCCGTTTTTGACTCAAGTCAACAAGCCAATCTCCTTAAAGAAGTTGAGCTATACGAAGTTTCTCCAGTTCTGCATGGAGCAAATCAACTAACAGCCACGCTATCAATCAAATCTGACGAGCAGAAAGCTGCAGATTCTGGACCATGCTGGCCCGGCTACGAACAGTTGGGCATGAAGCCAGGCAAAGATGGCAAGATGGTTCCTAATTGCATTCCTATTGACGGCAGCCAAAAGAGCGCCGACGAACCACTCAAGGACCCAGATGGCGGCCTCACGGCAGCCGGAAGAAAGTATTTTAAACGAACTGAGGGAGCAAATCTTAAGCCAGGCGTAAAGGGGCCTGCAAACACCCCTGAGAAAATGCGTCGCAAGGGTTCGTTCCTGACTCGGTTTTTTACAAACCCATCAGGACCAATGGTTGGCGACGATGGCAAACCGACAAGACTGGCGCTATCTGCCGCAGCATGGGGAGAGCCAGTACCCAAAAACGCTCAAGATGCAGCAAAGCTGGCACAAAAAGGAAGAAACCTTTTAAAAAAATACAGCAATGCTAAAGAATTTCCCGACAACGAAGAAGAAAAGTTTTTTTGGGGTATGGGCAGAAGAATCTTTAAAAAAACTGACGAAATTATTTATAGTCCTGGTGAAGTGGGGCAAAACCCTATAGCGGGCAGAATGGGTGCTCTTGCTAAAAATATCAGCATTCATTTTGGTGGAGAAATAGTAATCAGAAGCGCTGAAGAAAATATTGTTGTATTTGATTTAACCAGAGATGGGCACACGGAAACACTTCGCGGCAGCTATCACACTCCCAATGGTGTTGATTTTATGTTTGGGGCAGCAACTCCAGTTAGGGCTGAAGTTGTATACATGCCAATAAATGACTCCCACCACGAAGAGCACGAAGAAAGCCATGGTTCATGTGGCTGTGGCGGCGCATGTGGTGGGCAAAAGTCGGACTGTGCTTGTGGTGGAGAATGCGGCGGCTCATGCGGCATTTCAACGCCAATGGCTTCCTGGAATGATTTTAAGTCTGAAAACCCTGGAATCCATATGTTTATTAAATCTGATGATATTGAGTCATTTGAGGCGGCTAATGAAATAGGCTTTCATCACGGATTCACTGTAGAGCTTCTTAGTGATGGCTTTGCTATCCCTAACATTGACTGGTATGGAAATGAAGCATCTAACGCGGTAGTTAGTGCCCTGGACGCCTTAGAGAAAGCGCTACCTCGACAAGCAAGACAAACAATTGGTGGTGCTAGAGCCGCCGTACGAGTGGAACCAGCAAAATACGACGGAGATAGTGACGGTTTTGTTACAGGACCCACTGGTCTCGACAATCTTCCTGCTCCAAGAAAAATTGCTCCTCGCATGCCTAAGACAGATGAGCCAATTGAGGTTCCGGAGAAAGTGCCAGAGAAAACACCAATCCCGCGCCCTGTGCCGTCTCGTCCTAGTACACCAGCTCCAGCACCGTCAAGGCCAGTTCCTGAGCGTGTTCCGCAAAGACTTCCGGCCTCGTTTGTGGAAAAACCACGTCCAATGGCGGCCGCTGGCGGCAGTGGCGGTGAACCACCCGATGACCCGTTTGAAAAATACAAAAATAACCGCATGCCGCCTATGTCGCCCAAAAAACTACATGGTAGAAAATCAGAGATTTATGTTTCTATTTCTGAGTCTGCTGACCTTCACGTCAAGTCGGGGTTTCAATTTGAAACTCAGGATTTAGATGCTTTTCTTTTCCCGATTGACATACAGAACCTATTTGAAGCAAAGTCGTGTCTAGAAGAAGTGGCAAGATACCACTCCATTAAGTCTCTCGTCACAGAAGACGGAATCAAAATTCTTGGAGTATCTCAGATGAGCAATGCCGCGATTGATGCAACTACCAACTTATTGTCAAACTGGGCAGAATAACCCACATGACAGAAGAGTCAATCATCAGTGAAATAGACGACATTGCTGAGCTTTTCAAAACTGCACTCATCAGTGGTCAAAAAACAGAAGCAGCACATTTTGGGGAATTACTTGACTGTCTCCACAAGAGCTTAATCTCGCTTGAAAAAACTGGAACAGTTGACACTTTATTAATAGATAAAAAAACCTTGCTGGAAGAGAAGTCAACCAGGTTTACGCGACCCAAAAAACGTGTTGACGTCAGCCAGAGCAAGCCAGTTATAGGTTATGCTAAACCTATACAACAACACAAAAATTCGCATAAGTATCGCTGCATGGTCTCGGGAGAATCACGAACGTCTCCATGTGGAGGATGTTCCAACCCAAAAGGTTGCCTGTCCGGTTCTATGCAATATAAGGAGAAATTCTAATGGCTGACGCACCGATAGCTAAGTTAAACGCAGATGGAGAAATTTCTGTTTGTGCCAAAGGATTAGACCTGGGCGAATGTGGCTATCAGCCAGGCGCTAAGGTCTGCGGAAAATGTGGAGCCTTGGCTCAGCAAGTAAAAATGGGGATGGTTGGTAATCCAGAAATTCCTGTTTCGAAAAAACCAGTGATGAAACCCAAGGGCACGGCTCTTGATGCTGGAATGAATGATGACCTATACGATGCAGAAGACGTCACCGACGGCGGAGTCGACGAGGAGCTTGAAGACGAAAATGGGATGCCTATCAAGAAAAAGAGAACACACATGATGCCAGACGGCACAATGATGGCAGACGAAGACATGAAGATGATGCACGAAGATGACGACATGGTTGATGAAGGCGATATGTATGTCAGTCGTTCCGCTCCAAAAAAGAAGCGTACGCCAATTGCTATGGAAGATGCTGAGTGGGATGCTGAAGACGAAATGGACAACGGCATGGACGAGGAAGAAGAGGATGCTCAGGGCAACCCGCTTCAGGCAACACGTGAACAAATGAAAAAGCGTCGCCTCATGAGCATGGGTTATAAGTCTTCAGAGTTTGACAAGAACGCATTTATCTGTTCATATGACCGTAAGGTTTACCCAGGCGGAACGCAAGTTTGTGATTCATGCCCTGGTGGATGTGTTTCCGAAAAGGGAATGCCGGCGCTAATCGAAGTTGAGGGAATGGCCGAGGATATGTTCCGCGGCAAAGTTCTTGACTCTGGCTACTCAGATGAGGCAGACCTTTTTGTTGTTGACGTTGAGCGTAAAGATGGCAAGCCTGTAGAAATCTTCTTTGATGGTTCTACCGGTGAAGTCATGGGCTGGCACATGCTTAATAACGACGTGATGCAAGTTAAATCAGCTTTGGAAAACAAGGTCATGATTGGTTTTGGAGAAGCAGCAGAGATTGCAACAAAGAGCGTCGAAGGCGATATTGTTGCAGTAGAGCCCGATGTATTTGAAGGCTACGATGTTTACGCTGTTGAAATTGAGGGAATGAACGGAAAGTCTTACGACGTTTTTGTTTCTCTTGATGGTGAAGTTCTTGGATACGACGAGTACACCCAAGAAGAAGCCAGCGCTATCGAAGCAGAAGCTGCAGAGATTGCACTCAAGCGAGCGTACAGCGAAGAAACTCGTGGTTCGATGGCCAGCAAGGGCTCTGCACTTCCAGACGGCTCGTATCCAATCGCGGATGAAAACGACCTCCGCAATGCTGTTCAGGCGTTCGGTAGAGCAAAAGACCCAGAAGCAGCAAAAGCTCACATCATGAAGCGTGCAGTTGACCTCGGGTTGGAAGAACTAATTCCAGGAAGTTGGGCAACCGGTTCAGCAATGCCTAAGAATAGCGAAAAATCAGCAGAGGATAATTTTGTTTCCACACTGATGGAATTTGAAATTCTTTCTGCCGAATCAGAACTCACAACGGAGGAATAATGAGAAAACTCACCCCTGAAGAACGCGAAGCTAAAAAGGCATCACAGGCCGTAGCCCAAGCTGCTCCAGTAGAAAAACAAAAGCGTAAAAAAGCCGAAACTCAAGAAGTTGTTGTTGCAGTAGTGGAAGAAGCTGTTTCTGCCGTAGCTGAAGAGGTTGTGGTCGTAGAGGCCGCAGTCGAAGAAGTTGTAGTAGCTGAAGCAAACACAGCGCCAGAGGACAACAGCACAGAGCCGGCAGTCTAGTCATCTGGAGGAATTCCGGTGAGCTGGGACAAAGATTCATTTGCTAATAAAGCACTAAAAAGATTTGCGGCCAATAATGGGTCGTTAGTCAAGAGCGTGCCTGATGAAATAAAAAAAGATTCTCCACCGTCTTCCAAAAAAGAAGAAGGTGCTGAAAAAGAATCCAATTTTGCCAATCCATACGAAGAGTACATAAAAACGTGGGAACAAGGCGACCCGATACCGCTTGTACCGCCAGGCAAGAACCTATTTCTTTGCAAAGCTGGTACAAACGAACTTCATGAATATGAAAACTATGTTACTGATGAGTTTTGGCGCAATAGAAAATCGCCATCATTTAAAAGTCTCGATGAATTTGATTTTAAATCACTTGGCCCCAAGCTAAAAGAAAGCATGCCCACGCTACTTAGCCGAGTAGCGCAAGGACGAGGACTATGGGTTGATGACAAGAATAAATTGCGCTGCCCTCCAGGGACTCCAGCAGCAAACCAGTTCACCGACATAACGGGCAGTAACTGCTTTATTGTTACACCACAAACAGCCGCAGGTTCAGCAAGAAGAGCAGTTCGTAGAGGCATGACCGCTTCTGCTCAAATGTCAGGGCAAATCGGAGACAGAATAGAAAATGGGGGGCCAAACGTTACACGTTATAGCGCTTCGGGCGAAAGGATAGCTGCTCCAGAAGAACTTGAATCAATAATGGCTTCGATGCCTGTTGGAAGTAGAATCAGAACAGCACTGGGCGAGTACGGCATTGTTGGAGCAATGCAAGGGAGTTCAAGGGAACAAAGAAAAAACATTAAGGGTTCCGTAATTGGCGTAACTAGCCATAAATTGTCGGAACAAGAAAGAATACTACGCGGGAGAATCCTGACTTCCCAGGCGCAACACCTACACTATCAATTTACTGGAGATGCTAGAGACGCTCCCAAAGGCGGAATTAGCAGACAACGTTTAAAACAGCTTTTTCCTGATGCTAGCGGTACTTATCATGAGATTGGCGACATATCAATAAAAGAGAACTTCATGAATATCATGACGCAACTTTTGCCCAATGTCGACCCAAACGAAATAGACGAAGCATTTGAAAATGCCCTCCCTGGCGGGTTAAGTTTTTTTGAACACCGACAAGCTAAAAAAATAATGACAACATTCTGGGAAGGGCAAATTAATGAAATGCTCAATAATCCAGATGCAGCCAGATGGATGACAAGATTAAGCATCGTTGATAAAATAGATGGTGATTCTTCTACTGCAGTTGCAATAAGCGTCAAACCTTTTGCCCCGAGCATTCTTTCTGGCGGAAGGTCTGCGGGTGTAGCCGCAACAGCAGCAGCAAAAAAAGCCAACTCGGCAGCCCAAGGCGGAGTCCATGTAACGATGGAGATAAACCCAGCCGCTCTGCTTGCTTTTTGCAGAGGTGAAAACAGTGCGTATAATCAGTTTCACAATGCCAGCGGCAGACTTCACTCATTTGAAGGGAAAGCTCATTATCTAGCAACTCACGAGTTTGGACACTTGCTGGATTTTGGCAATAAACTAAATGCTCTTGGTCTAGATAATCAACAACTTACCAGGTACGGAATCTTGCCAAATGGTGGAATTAACCCAGCTTTCAGAACATTAAACCCAGCAGGTCCTGCTACTTCAAGAAGGCCCAACGTAGAAGTTGGAGGATGGCAAATCGATTTGTCAAAAATACAAAATCCGATGAATCATCCAAGTATTGATGCCATTAGGCAGGCTGCATTTAATCTTCAAACTGGCAATTATACAGGAGGAAGAGTTGGTCATAGAAGAATAGACCTAGAAACAGACCTTGCTAATTTTCATAATAACTTCACCGATGCTTTTGTTAACAACATTAACGTAACTCCTGAAGAACATGCAGTAATGGCAGAACTTGCCGGTGGCGATTATGCAAAATCAAATAACGTAGAAGCAAGAGCAGAGTACTTTGCAACTATGAGACTTTTTGGCGAGTCAACCATGGACCCAAGCACTGGACCAAAAACAAGCATGGGTATCAGTAGACTTTTGAGAGGGCAGCTTGGCGGTAGTCAACCAGTAGTTCCAGTTCCTCAAAAAGCTGGAACAAAAAACATTGTTGATTCTTTTATTGATGCAAAATTACAAGCAAGCTACAGAAAAAAATACCCAAGCGAAAATTTTGTACCAATGAGCCCAGCACATGCATTGCACGGTCAATGGCTGGCACATGTTGCCGCAGAAGAACCACGCATACGCGGGGAAATAAACGACATCGGCCAGCGGATGAATGGCATATCACCAGGTCAATGGAATATTTCCGGGCATATGGGTACCGGTCAACAACTTCAAAGAGACTCACTGCACGCAAATAGGGTCAGAAGTGCCGTAAACAGAAATAGCCAACAGAAACGCAGGACCGCTTCTAGTGGGATAGTTGGGAAGATGGCATCAAAGCCAACGCGCCCAAGAGAGCCTGATAATGGCCCAATGACGGGTTCTCTAATTGACATTTTTAGAGGGTGTAAAAGCTATCAAGAGATGCTCGATAGATATAACAAGCTAGACATTATTTACTTTGATTACGAAACTACAGGATTTGGTGCCGATGGAAACATGCCTGTACAGCTTGGCGCTGTTCGTATGCGTGGTGGGAAAGTCATAGATAGATTTAATGTCTTTATGAATCCAGGTATCCCATTGGGAGAATGGGCTCAAGGAAATCTTAAAAACGACCTTCAAGAACCACTTACGGATGCTTACCTTGCACAGCAAAAAACTATAAAACAAGCACACGAAGAACTTATTGCATTCATGGGCGAAAACCCTATTCTTGGCGGTCAGTACACTCCATTTGACCTAGAAGTTCTCAATAGGGTACTTGCACAAGAAGGCATGAGTTTTACTCCTGCTGGAGTCATAGACAGCAAAGCGCTTTCAGATGAGCTACTGCCAAGATGGACTCCAGAAAACCCCGACGGACCCGTACAGGTAGCAAAAGATGGGACCAAAAAAGCCTCAAGTTCCCTGGGTCCTTTAGCTGAATATCTTGATGTAAACCTTGGAAGTGGTTGGCATACGGCAGACGCCGATGCACTTGCTTCCGCAGAGGTTGTCCAGCGCATACTTGAACGAGCCGCTACTAACCCGGACACTCCTCAAGGTTTACTTGATGTTGATTCTATTCCAAGAATAGTTGAACAAAAACGCAAACAATATCAAGACGATATGCAGCGCTATGAAAAAGAAATGGCCAATTACGAACAAGGCGTTTCTGGAAAAATGAAGTCATTCACTACGGAGAATGGTTCAAAATACTCTCTAATGCCTGACGGAAAACTGCATCGTCAAAAAAACCCAGTTACTGGAACGACAATAACCAATGATGGAGAAAAAGGTGCTGAATCAATTTTTGACAACACCGTATTTGTCTCAAGAGAAACAGTAGACGACCTCAAGGTAGCAGCAGAACGTGGCAAGCACGTTAATAAAAATGGCCGTTTAGTAGGGGTAAAACATGACGACTCAACTCTTGATGTTAAAAAATTCTTAAAGCTTAGAAATACAGATAAAAAGAAGTCATTTGACGAAGCTTACACAGAGGCTGGCGGAAAAATAACTGAATATGAAATACCTGAATCCAGCATTATGCGCACGCCGCAAGTGGGGTTAAACGTATTTGAATGGAACAATGATTTACGTCGTTTTCACGCCGGGAGTAAAATTGATTCTGTCGAAAACGAGCCAATTTCTTCGAATATTTCTGGGAAAATGTCAGCATCGTCGGTTGCACAAAGAAATGAAAATGCCAAAGAAGCCATCGTTAAAAAAGGTGGTTCATTTGGAACTGACGTAGGTACAAAGTATGCAGATGAGATAAACGGTCCTTTGCGTGGTGCTTCAACCCTCCCAGTTCAGACACTACAGACACGCAGAACTCCTTATGCAGACAGCTTGACAAAGAGAATATCTCACATCAAGGCTTTAGCAAATGGTGAAAATGTTTCACCCATTCACCCAAGCGATAGATATCCAAACATAGACGGCCCTGACCGTGGGATGTTAAACGAACTAAGCGGACTCGACCCTGATTTCATGAAGTACATAGCCAACTCAAGCGAAGAAGCATTAGCTAGGGATGTTCGAATTGCAGCAAATGAGTTTCACGCCGGCATAGACCCTCGCGTGCGCATACAAGTTCCTTCCGCATCTATAAAAAACGTTATTGATTCTGGAGTTGCTAGAAAAAACGCTACAGGAAACAACATTCGCAAAAAATATGAAGCCTGGATTGGTATCCACCCAGACACCCCAGAAGAAATGCGTCCAATCTCCGGTCATGTAGTTCATCAAGACTGGCTTGAAAGTGAGTTGAAAGACTCTGCTGACCGATTGACACAAACAGGACGAACTGACCCGCAGAGGTATAGCCCAGAATTTGCCCCCTCTACCAATGGTGTTCGCGGCCGAGTAGATACATACGGAGACGTTGAGTTAACATTAAGACCAGAGGTATCTGCTAGAACCTCTTATGGGTACGGAGATGCCGTAAATGACCACATTAGACCTGTTGGGATGAACTCAGATAACTCTGAGCTGATACAGCAAGCATTGATACATTCCGGGCACGATGGCGTTAAATCCGATGACACATGGAACATAAGCCCGCTTGAAATGCTTTACGGAAAATGGAAAAAAGACTTCTCTGCGCACAGAACTCGTCCTGGCAGAAACACGGACGGTTCGGAAATTACAGAGAGAACACACGCACCCATGGAGTCCTTAACCCTCGGCGGTGTAAAACCAGAAGAAATAGAACACGTAGCTATAGATTACAACGCTATACCTAAGTCTTTTGCCAATTTTAAAGAAGACCCTCTTTCTGATGATGCAATACTCAAAATGGGCATTACATCTTCGGCAAAACTAGATGCTGTAAAAAACCTCCGTGAAGCTAATTACATCCCCGAAAACATGAAAAGACTAGAAACATTCATGGCTGCAAAGAATTTTAAAGAATATCTTGACGGCAAGGGGATTGGACTAACCGTTAAAAACCAGGCCGGCTTAGACGTATTTTCCCCAAGCACACATAATTCAAGAGCGCCAAAATCTGCGGATGCGGAAAAAGCAATCCGTCTTAATCTTCAGGATGAAATAAAAGAAAAAATTGCTCAAGAGATGGAAAGAGTACTCAACTCAAGGAAATCGAGTACTTCAGCATGAAAAAAGTACTTGTTGGCAAATTTGGAGATGGCTCAACCCTCTATTTTGTTCCAGGAGCCATTGACTACAATGGAGTAGTAAAAATAGGTTCAAAAGAAACCGTAGTTCCTTTCTGGGATTTTGCCCACAACAGGTCGGACCTTGAAAAACTAGAAGTTACAACCACTCAGCAGGAGTTATGGTCGGAACGCTGGGATGACCAAAAGTGGAGAGATAAATACTTTGGTACAGGACTCGATGGTATGCCTGAGGAAGAGTACAACCCCTATAATGAAAAGGTACACGTTGCTATAAATGGACTACACCTTGGGGTGAAAGACATATTCCGCAATTCCTCAATTTAACTATTGACACTTACAGTACGCACATATAAGCGCGTACAATTAATAAAAGAAACAATCCAGCAAAGGCCAATTTTATGGACATCATCAATACTCTGATGAACTCAAAAATAGTTATTACTAATGAGGAAAAAGCCGGAGATAGAGTCCAGAACCTAATGAACGCAATGGGTGACAGAATCCCCACTGGAAGCAACGCTGTACCAGATACTCTTCCTCAGGAACGGGTCTCCGGAGACGTATTGCATGGCTATGGTCCTCGCCGTGGCAACCTTGAGCGCCTTCTCCGTTATTGGCGTCCAATCATGCGCAAGGAAGGCGGCTTCCGTAGGTGTCGCGTAATTTTGGCTGACCATCCTGAGCTTTACCCGTTGAATAATATTTGTGCTTGGTTGCACCATGAAACCACCGGGTTGTGGCCTAATGAAGGATGTCATCATCCAGGTATGAAGAACTGCCGTAAGAAACTAAAAAAAGGCATACATGGTAGTCTTTGGTCGGATAAAGATTTTGATAATAGACTCAGAAAACTTACATCTAGAGAAGGAAAAAAGTCATTAGCTTTTATGGGCATTGAGTCTCCTGATGAAACTTTTAGCCCTGTTGTGACAGAAGCAGACTGGGAACATGCATATACGGTGCTTTCAGATTTTATAGCTATGGAACCAGCATTTGTCAAAAACATCTGTGATGATGACAACTGGGAACATGAACATGGATACGAAGTAGAAAAAACAAGAATGGTACCATTGGATGAAGACAGTATCTCTTTCTAATTGCTGCGAGCAAAAATCAGAAATTTCATTTTATAGAACTAGGTTCTTTTCGCCGACGCTTGCAATACAGCATCCAAATGCTTTCTATGCTCCTATGCGTGCTCTTGACAACAGCGCAAACGCCGTAGCTTTTAAATGCGCAATGCAGAGAAATGGTGGAACAAGAAACTACGACGTAAAAGTTGGAACAATTACTTCTGATAGCGGAATATTGCAAGGTCTTCAGTCCGCTGGAAGTATAATAACCCCTGGAAACGCCTCGGTAGCAAGAAACCCCGCGCGTTCCGTTGGATGGCAGGCCGTAACACCCAACGGAATACCAAGGCACCCAACTCCGCATTTTTTTTCAGGCAAACCCACTCGTGGTTTTAGATGCCCAGAAGGCTTTCAATTTGGCGGAAGATTTACTGACGCAACTTATTCAACTTGTGGAAAACAGCTTTTTGATTTCCCTCACATAATTGGGCAGGCAATAGGAAATGCCCTGCGTAACGCGGGCGGTAGAGGCGGCAATGGAACACCAGGTGGAGAACTTGTAAAACCGCTCAATATATCGGGTGAAGTTATTCAATCAAGAGCGCCGCAAATTCCAAAAGTTTCAGCATTTAATAGAAATGCAAATCTTTCTGCTACTAAAACAATTCTTGAAGCTATGTCTGGGATAGACGTTCCGACCACAAGAATGATTAGACGAGATGGTTTTGTTTTGGAACCAGTAGTTTCGGCTGGCGTTCTGAGAACAATCCCTGACAACAGGGACATGGAGGGGGCTACGTACGTAACGACAGCATTTGATGCAAAAAATATAGGCGTTGAAGAACTCGGTCTCTTGTCCAATACTGGTATTAATAAAATAAGCTACGTACTTAAAGGCGGCGGAACACTAAATATAGAAAAAGCTAGACCGCTTACCGTTGGTGAAAGACGCAAGCTTGGCAAGACGGTAAATGTTGCTGCTGAAATAAACAACAGCAGAGACCCCGCTGCACGTCTTAGATACGTAGCCTCGGAGATGGAAGATGCCATTAGGTACTCCGAAAACTTCCCTAACATTGATGACCCTAATGAGGTAATTGAAGTAAAGCTTCCAGGCAGCAATACAAAAACACGCATACGCCGTTGGCACTACGAATCTTTTTACCTTAAAAACCCTAAAAATCGTCACGTAGAAGGACGTGCAGAATCATCCAATACCCCTACACCAGTAGAAAAAATAGATGATTTGTCCGGTGCCGTAAGGCACTTGAACAATAATGGGTCTATAGAGTTTGTTGCTCCCGGAATAAGAGCCGAAGCTTTAAAGCGCAGCAAGCTGTACAAAACAGGAAAAATTAAAAACGGCGTCACTCTTCATGAAAGAGCTGATGGTCAAACAATATTTGAAATAGCCCCAACACATCAATATGACCACATAGGCGCATCCGTTTCTTCAGAGCTGCAAAGATATATGGGTTTAATAGCTCCAAAAGTTAGAGTTACAGGAACTGGAGCTCGTCGTTCTTACTTGATTTCTGAAGCTCAAGACGCAATTCAGTCAGGTTCTCAGAATAGAATTATTGACGCCACACAGATACCAGCTGGAGAAGTTCTTGGAATAGCAATGTCAGACTGGCTTCTTGACACATACAAAAGAAACCCTTCAACTATTGCGCCCGTAAACGTACGTGGCAAGATGCACGCCATTGCTTCCATAAATCCTATGGCTGGACTTGCAGAAGGAACGGCATCGTCTAACAGGGCTAGAATCAGAAGAGAAATGCAAGATTTTTTTGAGGATGACCTCAGAAATATGTATAGACAGCATTTTGAAAAGTTAAAACTCGAGCAAAGAAAACAAGCTGTACTAATGTTTGACAAGTTAATCAGCAGGGCTAAAGAATTTGACTTTGAAGAAATGCGTCAAAGACTAGTCATAGATGGCGCGCTGAGCGGTTCTGACAAGGTTCACCTACAGATAGTTGGAAGCATGTTTAAAAATAGACTCGATATGCTTTCGTCTTCTCGCGCTACGTTCTTAAAGATACTAGGATTGGGTAAATGAAAACTATTTCAGTCGTAAAAGACAAAATAGACGGTAAGCCCTTTGCTCTTTTAGTAACAAGCCCCAATGGTGATATGCGTGCTTTTGGCGCACATGGACAGGGCGAGCGATGGGCTACATGGGCTAACTCTTCCAAGTTCACAAATGAAGAACTTTTTAATTCTCTTGATATAAGCCTATTTGTCGAATCACCCAAAAAAGCAAATGCTGTAGATTTGGGTGAATTGTCTCAGCTTGTTTCCCCAGAGGAGGCCCTGAGACTAAGTGAAGAATTTGAAAAAAAATCATTCCTGCAGATTGTGGAAACAAAATCTGATACGCCAGAAGACGTCTATGGGGAGCCAGACGATGTTGAAGACTTTGAACCAGTTTATTCATTTCCAGTAACGGATGTTTTGATTGCATCAATGGATGTGGCTTATAAGCAGCATGCTGTAACTTACAAGGCAAAAGCCTTTAAGCTCGAGCAGCAACTATCTAGCCTTACGCTTCAAGTCAAAGGAATGCGGGCAATATGGGACACTGACCTGCAGGGTTGGCGGTGCCCTGAAGATACGTTAAATGGTGGACAGTTTACTAACAGGCTCGGTCTCGGCTGCTCTATGGGTGCGGTTCGTCGACTTGGTCAATTCCTTCAATCCATAGATGATAGAAGTCAGAACGAACTCAACGCAGGCATTGAGCCTCGTGGAGCGCTGTATCGTGCTGGAAGACTTACCGAAAGAACCGCTGACAATGTGCGGGCCGGGAGAGTTGAAAAATTTACAAAACGTTCTGAAAGAAGAGTAAGAAAAGCGACCGACCGCCAATTAAATCCTTCTTTTAGAAATACGTATAGCGCACTTAATCCAAATGCCCCAATGGTTGCACGGGCAAGAACGGCAGCAGGATTACGCATGTCGCGCGTTGGGCAAGATATTGCACAGCGTGGTTTTATTGACATGTCCGAAGGCGGCAGAAGAGCACGCAAAGTAAAACCAGAAATTACAATTTCTCAAGAGCTTCGTGATAAGGGTGGCGTGTGGGACGAAAACCTTCCCATCTACTTTAATCCTATGGCCGGACAACTGTACGAAACCGGAGCAATGACGCTCAACCCTTGGTTTGGGTCGCCCAAAAAACACAACGGTACACCATCTGGAGAACAAGAAAAATTTAAGTTTCTTACTCAAGAAGAAATGCTTGCAGGACTTAGTGCCGCGACTCGCTCATATACTTGGCAAGATATTCTCAACGGCACAGGGGACTGGGCCGACATGGATACGGGTGTTCGGTTTTACCCATCCGATTGGGAAGAATTACATGCTCTTGGCCTGGAAGTTAATGGCAAATACGACCACGCAGACGACACTCTTAAAAATCGTAGAAAAGCAGAAAAATTCATACGTCGTGTAAGCGGAGATAATAAAGAGTTTGCAGATGCTTGGGTTGACTACGCATTCGAGGACGTCCTCATTGACGACGCGTTCAATGGGGGCTCACTAAAACCGTCAAGACGTAGAAATATTGCAAAGACTATTTTGACATTTGACCCGTTAAGCAATACGGTCAAACAAAAAAGAAAGGGCTGGGCAGGGCGCATCCTTTCTCTTGACCCTCTTGCTGATGGCGAAACAAGAAGAAGCAGACGCCGCGTTGATAAAAAATCAAAAAAAGAAAATAAAGTTGCTGGCGAAATTGCAAACCTTCACGATTTTTTCAAAAACATTAATGTTGATGAGTCTGATGCTATTTCCAATATAGAGCAAAACATATCCGCTAACGTAAGATTTTATTCCCCTTCAAAAATAGGAGAACCAACTCCAGAGTGGGAGATGTTTAAAGGTCTAGTCGACCAGATAATACTGGATTCCGGGTTTGACCCCGGTGAAGACGTCGTGGTGTCTGCCGAACGAGGATTGGCTAACGGGATAGAGGGGTATGGTCTTTCCGGAAACCCAACCGCACCTGATAGGGGGGCTTACGTCAGTTTGTATAGACATTTTCCGTCGGGTGACCTACCTTCTCCTGCGGATACAAGCATAGAACTAAGCAACTACAGGGTAGTCACGCTGTCTGACGGTAAAACTGAAGAACAAAGAATCTTACGTGAAGAAATGTCTCTGCGCATAGTGACTGGCACAGACGGCAAAAAACATGTTGTTTCAATTGATATGGCGCAATACTGGGTAGACCCTAAGCGTTACAACTCGACAACGGTCACGGCATTAGACGACCGAATGGTGGGACCCTTGGTCGGTCGTGATGATTTGCTTGAACCAGTAACGTCCCCATACAGTACTGGTGTGGCCTCTCATCTTGCAATGGTCTTAGATAGTGACGGAGACATGTTGGCCATGGAGATGAACGGCCAAGCTCCGTACTCCGGCGGAAAAGACATAGAACATAACGTTGTTACCGGTAAAACTTCTACTGGCATAACCGGGCAAATGAGTTTGGGCCGTCATACTGATGGACAGTTTGTCTCTCCTAAGGGCAGAGAATACCTTGATGAATTCATCAATACCGGCAACGGGAACTGGTGGAGTAATAAATCAAAAAGAAAAAATACGCGTCCGATAAGACGTGATATTAGAGGTGACCAACCAGAAGTTCCAGGGATAATTTCTCGCTGGATGAGCGGCGAAGGTCGCCAATGGGCACGTGAATCTGCTGCAGCAAAACGCCTTGAACAAGGAAGAATGCCAAAGCCCACAGACAACTTAAGAATAAGATTGGCTAAAAGAATAGCCCGTGTTGGTTATGACATTAGAAACGAGGGCGTTCCAGAGGGAATGAAAATAACAATTCCTCAATCGTTGTCCGAGTTGCCAATGATTAGTTCAAGAGCGGAAGAAGCAACATCCCCTCGCGATATATGGAAACTTTACCCGAGCAACATACTGGAACAATTAAGATTTGTACCAACTCCTGGAATAGTTGACCAAAATGAATGGCGGGATAACCCAGATAACTATGGAAGAATTCTTGACCTTAATAATGCCTTAAGGAATATTGGAGGATTCACTCCTTACTTAACGGACTTTGATAACGAACATCAGGATGACTTGCGCGAGGTATATAACAGTGCGCTACGCGACCTGAACGACCCTTCTAAACCTGATGTTCCTGGTTCTCCATCAAACCTTGGCCATGCAATTGTCCGCGAAATGGACGATAAAGTTTACGTATACGACGACAGGCAAGACCATAAACCCCTAGTTATGGTTATTGATAACGTAAGTGGGTCATCCCACATAATAGGAGAAGATGGTCAGCACCTTCTGTCTGTAGTTGAACGCGTAGACAACAAAGGCGACAGGCTAATGATGCTTATTGCTGGAGAGTCAACGCGGGAAAAGATAATAAACGAGCCTAAAAAGTCTACATTTACAGAAAGACTCACTGGAAAATTTAGAAAACGCGGACTAAAGAAAGCTCCAGCCTCTAGACAGCCTCAAAGAATGGCATCGCGTGGAGTGCAAAGGTCCAAGGCAAGAAGCGGACTAACGTATCCACAGACAACAACTGGTGATTTCCTTGACCCAAGCAAGACCTATCCCGCGCATGTTGTAGATGGAATAAACAGAAACCTCCATACCAGCCTAGATTCACTTAGAGCAGAGTGGAGAAGTCATCTCAAAATTGGACCCAATGACCCAATAAGTGAAGATGCAGCTCTTGATTATCTTGAAGACTTAAAAAAATCAAATCCAAGACTTTCTGGAATTAGGTCTGGAAGCTTGCATAACCTACTTGTTTTATCCGAATGGGAAAACAGTAACGATTTCTTTTTGGTAAACAACTTAAAACCATCACTAAGAAACTCAATCATAGATGATGTTGGAATACCGACCGGAGTGGATAGAAAGAAAAAACGTAATTTTACTCCTCATAAGCCCACACCGTCTTCTTCTGGTGGTCTTGCGCAAAGTCTTGGCATATATGACCAACCAGTAGCAACAGTACGTACACCAGGATGGGTACGTCCTAATGACATTAAACCACAAGCACCTGGAGTAGCAACGCGAGTAATTACAGGGCCATCGCTAGACCCGGGCGTAGGAAACAAAGCGTTAAATATTAGTTATATGCCAAACGGCTACATTGACAACAATACTGGACTATACGTTGAGGACCTATCAGGTCTTGAACCATCTGCTCTTGACGTTTACGACAGAAGTATTATTCCAGAAGTAGACCCCTCCACTGGGCGATACAGAGATTTTCCGGAATTGCAAATCACGGTCAACCCGGCCATAAGACCCAAGCAGTATGTGCGCATTACTGCAGGTGTAGACCTTTCTGCAGACAACCCGGCGTTAGAAATCACGACTGACCCCCGTGCGGTGAAACAAATAACTGATGTAATCCCCACATTTAACGAAGCCGTTGATGCAACTAAAACCGCTCAAGGAGGAAGAAATGAGGAATTTCCACGACTTGTAAAAGTTGACTTCTCTGACCCAAATGGCGGAACGCTTGCTGGTTTATCGGTAGACCGTAACTATGCTGACGTAATTGCAGCAGCCGGTGATTCTCGTATGGATAATGGGTTTTTCCGTCCTTACCCGATGGACCCAACTAATGAGGCAAACCCTTCGCGCATTGATACGTCAAGTGGGTCATCACGTCCAACCGTTAATGACAACCTGTCCCTTCAAGACATAAGAGAACTAGGCATGGACCCTTTTATGCCGCATAGAAGATTCTACACTCCTGATGGCGACATGTTTGTAGATAACGGACAAACTGGGCTTGGACAATTACATCTTGATGCAATAAAAAGCATGAATGCCGCACTTCAACTAGAAGACGTAACACGCGCCGTAGCCGAAGCACTTCAAAATAACGACACTAAAGCAATAGGTGTCCTACAAGGCTGGATTGGGCCTATTGACCAAGCTAAACTAAACTCTCTTCGAGCACAAGCCGACAAACAATGGAAGATAACCCTTGAAACAATTAGGGGTGTTCATTCTTATACTGCCAATAAAATGGAACAAGACCTTGCAACGTACATGATGTCGCCTGGCAATAGGGTTGCTCTTCTGAGGTATGTGGCAAACGGAAACGTGATGGAACAGATGGAGAATTTGTTAAATACTCACATTGTCCACGACCCGGACGTAAGAGATGCGGTTACTTTAGCAGAGAGACAAGACCTAGAATCAGTTGCAAAAAGACTCAATAGGCAGATACTTGCTCGTCGTGCCAGACAAGCGTCGGGAACAAGCACACGGCAAGACTTTGGGTTTTTTGATGATGCCCCGTTTGTTCTTGACCCTCATGGCGGACTTCCAATAAGCAACCAACCCAATAGAAGTCCACAAGAAATAACAGAACTTGTCCAGCAGCATCGTGCTGATGGGTTTCCTAATGCTCCAGAAGTAGACCCGACAACGGGTGCTGTAATTATTGACGAAATATCTGACGAACATGTCGATGCGCTTGCTTTAATGGATGAAGCATATAAGGAGTACAAGGCCGGCAATCGTTCGGTAGCAGGACATCCAGACCTTGTTGGTAGAGAGTTTCATGACACTGACGCAATGATGATGGGAAGCATGTGGGAATGGGGTGGATTTAACTCTAAACCAGTTCTTCTTTCAGACAAAGAATTAGAAGAAATGGCTACCAATGTTGATAGCGATGGAAACCCAACTCACCTAATCATAGCTCGAGGAGTAAACGATAGTTGGTCGAGAGGTGTTCAATACACTGCTGGACAGCTGGCTCAAGAAAGTCTTAATGGAGAGCGTTTTATTCCTGGTCAAGGAATGTCACAACACGGGCGCGGAGAATACTGGTCTCTCGTACCAGTAAGCTGGAGTCAAATGCATGGAACTGATGGTACGACGCTTGGTTTAATATCTCAAGAAAGCATAATGTCAGCAGAAGTTCTTGATGGATTATTTGGACAAAACTCCGCTACTTATGAAGGAATTTGGTCTATTGTCAACGCAATTGGAGCTCCAGGTTTTCCTGGTGGCGTAAATAGTAGACATGGTGATACAAGAGTTTTTAACATTGCACCCAATTCATTTGCCCCTGACCCAGTAACTGGTTTGATAGATACCAACGGTCTGCAAAGTGAAATAGACAGGCTTACAACCACTGATGGACCGATGACAGTAGAAGGAATAACTAGCGGAGGATGGTCAGTTCCTTCCTCCATAATGTCCGGCTTATTTCCCCCTTCTGGAGCATCGCCAGCTGAGCAAGTGGAATACGCTCAATACAGACAAAAACTTAACGCATGGATTGAGCAAACACTCAATTATGTGGTTCAGATTGCGTCACAAAGACAAGACATTTCGCAACCAGGCCAAGCGGGCAAAGACGCAATTGAACATAACAAAAAACTGGATAGAGCAATTCATACACTGACATATTTGGCTCCAGAAAACTGGGCACTAATGATGGGGGTTGATGCAATCATTACCCCTAAGGGATTATCCAGCGACGGTCTAGATAAAAGAGATATAATTCCAAGTCAGCTGTGGAAGAGCTTGATTGGAGTAAATCCAAATAATCCAAATACTGGAAAGGGAAATGGTAACGTTGTGAGAGTACTCAATAGAAGCGGCATCGCCCAATCAAACCATACATGGAACCTTGGAAGTGCCCGTGATGCACTGCGAAACTGGAGAATGCCTGACGGTCAGCAAATCCCACACATTAGAAATAGGGACTGGCAATAAAAATGGCAAGAAAACTTGTAAACCCAGAAACATTAAGCGCTGCAAATAAAGCCGCTTTTTTTAAAGCAAAAAAAACATGGAACGCTGGGTTCCAGGATGCTCAAATTCTGGCCGAATATCCACCTTTCTGCTTGTCTTCAAAAAAAGAATTAATGATTGACTATCTTGATGCGCTAAACATGCGCGGCACACCAGAAAATGAAGAAGATTTTCTTGAAAAAAAAATGGTATTCAATGTAGTTAAAATACTGCCCGAATACACCAAAGAAATAATGGAAGCACAAGATTACAAGCAGTCACCAATGACCCGTAATGAAGCCATCCAAGACTATTGCGCTAAACACAAAATTGAGCTTAGCGATTGGGATACATATCACTTTGGCATGAAGTAGGGCTTATGTCGGAAGATTTTATTAAGCCATCAGACAAAAGAAAAAAACGGCGAAATAAACGCGGAAACACTCGTGTATCTTGGGAAAAACTAAGAGAACGTCGTGTGCTTGGGATAGATACTTTAGGTGATGGAAGCCTCGCTTCGGCTGGTATACCAGACGGAAACATAGCAAAACCTTCTTCTAGCCCAGGAGAGGCTGGTCACACCGTTAGCGGTATTAGTGGAGGAATAATTCCGGGAATAACCAACGGTGGTCTCGGCAATCCGGCCCCTTCTTTTACAAAAGCCCTACCTCGTCTTGGTCGAATTGGTAGAAGAACAATAAATAGCGCTGAAATAACGGGCGACCAAAACCCGATGACAAGAGTTGATGCAAATAACAACGGTTTATTGTTTGACGGAACTTGGCGTGAAATGCCAGACCCAACACCAACAAATGTTGCCGGCTCCATAACGGGGGCAATGGCTAGGGAAAGAAATGCTGCCGAGTTTGTTGGAATAGATAAACTCCTATCGGAACATTACGCTCAAGCAAGATTGTTTGACTCATGGGAAAAATCTAGAAACTGGAACGCATTTCATAGAAATCATTTTGATTGGTGGATGTTCCCAATCCCTCGTGGTAGTAACACTTATAGAGATAAGTACAACATTGCCGGTGAATCATTAGACGAGCTTAAAACTAATGATAAATATATGAGCACCCTTAGAAATGCTATCAGGCAGTATTCACTTTCGCTTGGATGGGATTTAGAAAACAAAAAATGGGTAGATAATCCAGAAATAATAAATGGTCAAACCCCTAGGGGAAACATAAATAGTCCAAGACTATATAAGATTGCTCAATCAGCTGAAGCTCATCAAATGTACGATGAAAGAGATTCCCTTGCTGAAATGGTCAACAGTATTAGGGCTAGCGGTATACGCGTAGGCAACGAAGACTATTGGAATAAATACGGTATTATTTCTGGAAAAATGTCGGCCGACGAGCCTGACGAGCTTGACAAACCTGACGAGCCAAATGAAAAACCAGAAGAAATTAAAAAACCCCTGCCTGGCTTTTCTTCGAGCACACAGGCGCAGCTCGACGCGGGCTTTGGCGGGTCATCCGGAGTAAGTTTAAGACCCAAAAAATTAGAACCTCCAGCCGGCAAAGCTGCATATGATGACGAGTTCAAGGAACTTTGGGCTAAAAGAGATGAAGTCAATACTGAGCTGGCTGGAAACGACGTAACTTTCGACTGGCGCGACGAAGAATCACGACTTCATTACATAGCAATGCATGCAAGAATTAAATTTCCTAGTAAAAACAAAAAAGGAAAACCGGTAAATTATGCAAAATTTGGTAATATTTCACCGGGAATGCAGGGGTCGACGGCTCCAAGTTTCCTGAAGAAAACATGGGCTCAAGTGAGCGCCTTGGGGTTGGCGCAGGGAAAACGTGGCAAGGGGTACCCCGTAATAACAAACCCATACGGCTCCTTGTTTAGCCACTCAGAAAGCCCCAGTGTAGCGGGTCCAGCAGAAGCAAATATTGCCAGAGATTTACTGGGACAATTTTCAGAACAAACAAATCCGTATCAGTTTTGGACTAACTTTGAGGCGTTTATACGCAACCCGTACGTAACCATGCGCGACCCTGTAGACGGAAAACAAAAAGGAATTCGTTACGTACTTGGAAACGACAGAGAGAAAATGCTCAAGGAGTACAGGGCCCGTATTTCCGAATTACAAGAAGCACTTAGTCAACATTTCACAGGCATGCCATGGCAATACGACGAAGAGTTGTCTATGAGCGTTTCACCAAAAGAGGCGGTAAAAAAGCTAGAAGACGAAAGCCCTCGCCTTGCCACTACGGTAAATCTTGTAATTGGACAGGAAATGTCTAATCCACATAGGTCAATGGACAGAATGGCTATTGCAGTGAAAGCTCAGCTTCAAATCCGAACCTCTCCTGCTGATTCAAAAATGGTGACTCCTGAGATGATACGAGAAATGGCAAGCGCCCTAGATGCAAAATTTGAGACTTCTATGACCAGTAAAAATCCTTTGTTTTTTGATGAAGATATTTTTGCAAACTATGATGATAATGAATTGCAAAATATTAACGACTGGGCTGACATAGCCGTAGCAGAAGAGCTATCTGACGCAGTAAAAGAAAAAAGAGCACCACTTCTTTCTCCGGATTCGATGTATGGCGACTTTGTGTCAATGACATCGCCTGACATAACAATCGAACAAACAACCAAAGCAATAAATGACGCCGTTTCCCGCAGCAATATTACTGGAAAAATGTCAGCCTCAAACGAAGTCACCGAAGCGGAATATATTGGATACAACCCAGACAATCCGGAAAGCATATCTAACCATATGCTCTCGCCTGAGTCATCATATGACGTTAGACCAAAACCAGTTCAGTCCGTACAGGAAGCAAGAGACACTGGTGCCCCACTTGAGTGGCTAATGCCGGGAAACTATCCGACAGAAATTGAAGACGTACTAAATGATTTGACCGGTTACGTAATTAGTAAAGGATATACGTCTATTGAGGACGTGAGAGAAATGGGCACTGGAAAGCCCGAAGACGTAAGCGCTTTTAAAGCTCTAGTAGGAGAAAAAGCAGGCGAACTTCAATCAATTCTGTCACGTCTTGGTTTTGGGGGAGGAAGAGACAGGGAGCTAACAGTTGAAGAGCAATCAATCGTAGAAGCCCTTACTGGCGTAAAAGCAAAACTATTCTCTGAAGTACCAATGGATGGTGAAGGCTCAAGAGCCGCAATGGTCAAAAACTTTATTCAACTAAATCCTCACGCAAATGAAATAAACCAGATAGCTCTTGGTTTAATCCAAAGAGCAACCACCGCAGGGTTTAAAACAAATTTTTTAAGTACAAAATCCGGGCAAGGAGATACGGCCACAGAGCAAACGCTAGAACAATGGAAAAAAAGCATACAAAGCGCAATATCTGTTAATGCCCCAGAGTTTAACGATGTAGAGCCGCACGAGCTGCCAATTGAGCTTTCCGTAGCTATGCCAATTCAAGCTACATTAGACATGCTTCAAAGTGGAAAATTTAAAACATTATTCGAGAGCGGCACTAGTCGCGGCAACAGCATGGACAACATACGACGAGTTCAGGAATTCACACTGTTTGGGTATTTGCCATCTTTTTCAGGGCAACGCCCAATATACGGAGTCACCGCTCCTGATGGGCTTACCGAGAGCAACCTTGACGCCACGCATCATTATGGTCCTATAAAGTTAGTCATGCACCCTCATGTCAATAGTCGCTCGACCTGGACGGAGTCGGACTCATTGTCTATGGCTTCTACCGCTTCCAGTTTTTTAAACCCGACTAAACACGCCCTGTTTAGTCAGGAACTCAAGGGTGACCTTCTTAGTTTTGCAAAGAGCGACAGTGACTACGAAAGGTTTGACTACACTGAGGCGCAGATTCATGGCGGAGTAGCTCTTAGTGATGTAGCTTACATAGTTGTAGACGACAGATTCTACGATGACCCATGGCGTGGAGCTTCCGAGTGGCCTGCCATCGATGAGGGCGGGCAGTCCATAGAAGACCCAGACTGGACAAAACCCGACAACCTAGAGGACTACGGTCCGTATATTCAAATTTCCCGCATTGCTCAATCTTTAAACATCCCAATTGTTCGTGCCTCTGAGGTTATAGAAGCCGGAGAGGATGAGGTATTCAAGCCATGAGACCTAAAGTAATAGCGAGAACCCCTGATGGCACAGAAAAAATGCGCGCGACCATAAATATGGGAACCGAAGACAATCCTGTGTACTGGGGTTTTATCGAGTCAGCCAAAGAAAAAAGCAGAATACTTAATTTGTCAATAATTCTCTCAAATAATCCAACATGGATTTTGGAAAAAGGCACAAAAAAATAATGAAGCCTTTCTACGTTTGCCCGCATGTTAGGCAAGTGGGCTACTATTGGTTAGCAGCATTGACCGGTATTGCAGCACTAAAACCCGCCTCCGCACCACGTAGCCGATGGAAATAATGGACGACTCACAAAATACTCTAGAAGACGAAAAAAAGGATATCCTTGGCGGCCCTAGAATAGTTCGTTCTAGTGACCCAGACGTCTTTAGTGACCCAGATTCAGCCAGAATACGTTCTCGCCAAATTGGTTGTATTGGCATTCGCAGATACAACAATAGGGATGGAAAAGAATCTTGGATGCCCTGTACCAATGAGTCTGATTTTAGAAAATACACCGGTCAAGGTGTTTCTGGTAGAAGATTCAGGCGTCAACAGTTGGAGAGCGACCTTAGGGCCATTAACGGTCGTAACAAAAAGAAGACTGCTAAACAAGAAACTGCCACACCGCAGAGAAACAAAGCTTCCAACTACACAAAGCCAGAGGCTAGAGACAACCTAAAAGCACGCATTATGGCCAGCTCAAATGGGGGCAAGCCAGGCGAATGGACAGCAAGAAAAGCACAACTCCTTGCTATGGCATATAAAAAAATTGGTGGTGGATATGTTTCAAAATCCAATTCCAAACACAGCAAGCTTTCAAGCGTTTCTATTTCTAAATTAAACAACAGAATAAATAGAGACACCTCACGAGGTAAAAAATCTCGCCATTACTCGCCGGCAAAAGCTTGGGATATTTCTTCCGGTTCAAAAACGGTCAATGAATTATCAAGCGGCTCTTGGGGAACCGGAAGCATAGACACCTCAAGCAAAAGAGCAACCAGGGGTGTAAAGCACCTTGAATTCTATGAAGAACTAGACGTTAAAGCTTTAGGTTCTAAACTAGGAAGAGCTATTGCTCGAGAAAAAGTACCTAATGCTGGAACAAAACCAAGCACCGGTAGACTTGGACGTCGAACGCTGAGGTCATTTAAGCCAATTCCTGGCGACCCAAATCCAATGACCCGTCCTGATGCTGACGGCGACGGAGTTCTTTTTGATGGCACCTGGAGAGAAATGCCGGACCCAACTCCGGGTTCTGATTTTACAGTTGCAGGCAAACTTCGTCGTCGCGCCATGGGGCTTCCACAATTTGCAAAAAAACCTGGCGAAAAAGAACCAAAAATACGCAAAATAAGCGGACAGACTCCGGAAATAGCTCCGTCGGTAGTTCGCGCAGAACGTGCAATTCGCAACGTTCGTGAGGACCTTTCCAAAACAAAAGTACCTAAGCCAAAACCTGAAGCAACAAGAATACCGGTTCAAAAACCAGAGAATGAACCACATTCAATACTTGATGGCGATACGTGGAAAAAACTATTTAACGAATTTCAAGATGGAGAGAGTTCGGTAGATGCTCTTGCCAAAAAATATAATGTTTATAGAGACGAAGTTACCGATTTTGTTAAAAAGGAAAACTTACGGCGCAAGCGCAATGAAGATTCTTTTAAAAATTCAAGTCCAGAAACATACTCACGAATTAAAAACGACTTAAAGTTTATTCGTGAAGATGCTATCGATGCAATACGTGATGGAAAGATAAAATCATGGGACGACCTTGCTCAGTGGGCACTGAATGACAAGGACATCCGTCGCAATCCCGCTGACGATAGGGCCGAAAGGGAACTGTTTAGAGCGTTCCCTGAAGGTGTTTCACCAGACGGCAATTCAGACCTAGTTCTTGGATTTAAGCCGTCTTCACGAGACGCCAACCTTAAGGTGCGTACAATTGCAAACAACACAAATACACCACGTGACTTTCAAAAACTACGTCCTGCAATGCGCTCCACTATTGAATCTGCTGGTTCTCAATCTTCATTTAACGAAAGAGCCGCAACTCGTCGAGCAGCAAGAGTAGAGCGTACATCGCGCACTCCAGGCGAGGTATACGGAGCTGGGATTACAGGAAGAATGGCTGGGACGCCACCTTCTGGTAATAATAATCCAATGTCTGCTAAAGAAAAGCAGCAGTGGAAACTTCGCAAGTGGAAAAGAAATCTGCTGGAAGAATGGGCAACAGACCCACAACTAGCAACATATGGGCCAGAACTATTTGCACTAACCGATTTTGCCGATGCGCGAGATGGTTTCAGAGCAATCAGAGCAATGGATGATGCTGAAGTTGACGGACTATTTGAGTTTACGTTAAATGGCAGAAAAAATGCTGGATTACCAATGCCAATGTGGAGCAGAAACACATCACCACTTGCTCCTGACGAACTAGCTCAAGCAGCACAAATTAAACGCCCCCTTGTTGGTGCTTTCCTTGATGAATATAAAAAATATTCTCCTGATGGATATCTTGCACGCCTTGATATAAACGGCATGTCAGATGAAGACGTAGCAGATTTTTGGGATACATTTATTCTGCCAGAGCTAGTTGACCCAACCACGACAAACCCTCAAAGTGTCATAGATACAGTAGCCGCAGCCAGTGCAGACATGAACGATAGGCGTTCTTTGGCTGATGAGATTCTTGAGTCTGTTGATGATACATATATGGATATGGCCTTTAAGCGCAAGTTGGCCGAACGAAGAATTAACGAAATAGGCATTGATTCTAATGACCCCAATTTTGACCAGGCCGTTCAGGACATGCTCAATAGACCTGATGGTTTAGTCCCCGACCCCGCACAAGGTGCAAGTCTTCCTGCTATTCGTCAAAGACAAAGCACGGACGATATGTCAGTGGACGAATTCCTTGCATATCTCGATTCAATGGCTAACGGCACCCTAGACGTAAACGACCCAGCACCAATCAACCCAGCTACCGGAAAGCCATGGCAGGAAAAAGACTGGGAAGAAGCAATGCTTGAAATACAAGCTGAGGGTGAAAAGCTTCAACAAGAACAAATGGAGCTGCAACAACGCATTGAGGACTGGTACTACAAACAAGAAGCTCTTCTTGAAGTTGCGTATCAAGCCGGATGGATGGAGCGACCACAAGAAGAAGATGAATTTGGGGAACCAGAAGATGGTATGCCGGATGCTGAAGAACCATTTGAGGATGCTTTTGGTTATCTCGACCAGGACTGGGTATGGGCCGGAAGCGATGACCCTTCTGCCGTAGACCCAGAAGACCCATCAACATGGGGAAACAACCCAATGAATATCAATCCTGATACTGGGCTCCCGTACGACCCGCAGGCAGATTCTCAAATGCTTCCAAGAGACGTATTTGAACGCTATTTAAATTCACCTGAGTGGTGGGATATGACAAATAGTCACATTATGCAGCGTTATCAAAACGTAGAACCCGAACTTATTGATGGAGAAGGAACTTCTGAATTATCTCGCGGCATGGGAATTGATGGTCTTCCGCTTGGAGAACTTGTTCGTCCTGATGAAACGTTTGCATGGGATGATTTCATTGCTGTAATGGAGGAAATGAGCGGACCACTGCCACGTCGCTCTGATGGTTCAATTGATATAAACGCCCTTCCATCTGGCGTTTATAGCGCAGCAACAATGGGTATTGTAAACGGTGAAAATTTTGATGTAGACGTAAGCGCGCGACGTAGCGGAGCAGAGCTAAGAAAAGCCGTAGAAGAAAAAATAGCAGAACAAAAAACTCAACTGCTTGACAAGGGTGCAAAAGCTAAAAAAGAAAGAGCTCGTTTCTGGAGTTTGTTTGAATCACAAGGACTTAGTTTTTCAGAAATAGCACAAGATGAAAACATTCTTGATGAAAAAATTGTTGCCGATGCTTTAAAGATGCACGCAGTTGACAACGGCATTTCTAACCAAGATTTTGCGCGGATACGTCAAACTGCAGATGCTGGAGTTAGTCAGAGATTTGGCGATTATCAGAAAAAAAGACTTGATAAAATCAGAAACGAATTTGGTCGTAAAAGAACAGATAGCAGTACTGTAAAAAGACAAATTCGTGAAGAGATAACCCGTCTAGAAGAAGTTAAAGCTAAATCTGGCCTTGAGTATGACTCTATACGTAGAGAACAAAAAAACATACGCAATGCCATAAAAAACATGCTCATTCAAAGACCACCAAGTTTAGTAGCACGCAAAACTGGACGGCAAGATGAAAATGGTAACGATATTTGGACGCGGGGATGGCGTCCGGACAAAGAGAGCTTTGCTAGATACCTTAATCGTCAACGTAGGTTTGATAGACAGTTTATTGGATATGACGACCCAGATACTGGAGAATCCATAAGAGGACCACTGTATTGGTTCATGCAGCACGACCAGCTTTTGACTCGCAGAACAGGTGGAGATGGGGCATCAAGAGTAACTGCGCGCATTACAAAAGCAGCAGACCAAAAAATATCAGACCTTAGAGCAATAGAATCAGAAATAGACTCCGCTCTTTCTACTGCTCGCAATCTTGGAGTTAGCGGGTTTATGCGCGGTAACGATAGTTCCGTCCCCAATATGTCAGAAAATAGAGCGCGTCAAGCTGGAAAAAATGCTGCTCTAGGTTTGTCCGTTCCTCGTGACCCAAATATTTTACGAGATTTTGATGGTGATAACTTTTCAATCTACAAACGCATGCGTAGTAACTTTGCTGGTCTCAACAAGAATCTGAAAGAAGCAATTTCTTCATCGCGTGGTCGGCGTCAAAAACGCTATCAAGATACAGTTGCCTTTAGGTATGCAAGCCCTGAAATGCGTCATATGTTTCGTGAGCTTGACAAAATACCTGGCGGCATAGAAGATGTTCCGACAGCAGTACGCTCATCAAAAAGAAAAATAAGAGGCTTATCCGAGTCTGCGGACAGCAATATAGTCAATTATCTTAACCGTGCTCCAGTAGAAGATATTCAAATTGACCCATTTGGCATCACTGGATTAATGGGTAAGCGTAAAACAGATTATCTTAGAAACAGAAAAGACAATGCTCGAGCATGGCGCACTGGAAAATATAAGCCGCGCACAGGAGAAAAACCAGTCGCACTGGACGTCGAGGTCAGAAACACATTTGACTCAATTACCGGGCAGGCTGAGGGTCTTTATGTTGTTGACCGCAATACCGGAAATACACTAAGTGGCCCTCATAGGGACATGAGAACAGCAACGGCTGAAATGCTTGGGGTTCAAAAAGCAGGATGGCCGTTACCGTGGGAGACACATGAACTTGTTGCGGAATCAAGAAATAACATGGGCTGGAGCCGTCGTGCCCTGATTCCCTATCAGAGCGATGCCCATATTGGTTACGATGCTTCTGACGCCGCTGACGATTGGGTAATAGGCAAAGACCAAGGTCAAATGCAAAGAGCCGCAGACTCAGTAGTGCTGCGCCGCAACCCAGAAACAAACGAACTCGAAGTGATGATGGTTCAACGCGGGTTTGGTCCACATAGAGCTAGCACCACCGATATGTGGGTTCTCCCTGGAGGATTTGTAGACAAAGGAGAAACGGGCTCCGATGCAGCGCGCAGAGAACTGCTAGAAGAAGTAGGAATAGATACTACTAATCTGACTGACGTTTCCACTAGAGAACTTGGGACAATAAAGTCAAAAGACTGGGACGTAAGATTCAGTGGTGGCGTAGAGGTTAACGCAACAAAATTTGTTGTAAGTCCTGATGCCGAATTTAAGGCAGCCGATGATGCGGTCGGTGCAAGATGGATTCCAGTGCGAGACATTGCAAATGGAAATATAACCACTGGTTTTGGTCACGTTGCGTGGATACGCGATGCCGTAGATGACGAGCTCGACTATGAAAACGATTCTATGTTTATTCGGAACGGGCTAGTTCACGCAGAAAAGATGCAAAAATTTAGAAACCGCGAGGTAATGAAAAGAGCGAATGTTCTTCGTCGTGAAAAAGCTAAAGAATCAGGTAGAAAAGATATTAAGTTTTTTGACCTTGAGTCTCTTCCTCCGGTTGATAGACCTACTGAAATTGACGACCCCAATATGTTCCAATCAAGACGTGCTGAAAAAGCTAGAACTTCGCTATTTAATAAGCCATTCACTGAAGCCGGTGTAAGCGAAATGAACAGAAGAAGCAAAGCCACCATAGATGCAGAATGGCAAGGTAAACCAGGCCAAAATTGGCAAGGCGTTGGTGGGTTTATGACAGCCGGCGACGCCATGCGCAAAACTGCATTCATGCATACAAACGGCGAATCTTACGAAGACATTGCTAAACAGTTCGATGTTCCAGCAGATAACGTAAAAACATTATTGGAATCAATGGGATACAAGGCTAACAAAGCTAGTCAAAAACTTGAAGATAGTGATAGGTCAGTTTTTATGGCTCTCACCCATGACAGAGTTCCTATGTCTAAAGCTAAAAAAACTTTTAATATGACTTCTGAAGAGCTTCAAAAAGCTCAAGAAAGATACTCAAAAGTTGTTGAATCCTCAGAACCTGCTATTAACTCAATATATCGCGATGCCTTAAGCAGACACAATATTCCTGGCATATCTGCTGGTGATAGGCAAGTACTATTGCGTAGACTTGACGGCGCTTCGTTTGATGAAATGCGCAGCATGATGGGAATGTCTGAGCAAGATTATTCTTCTTTTGAAGACAAACTGTTTTCAAAAGTAAGAAACGCTGATGAACGATTGACAAAACGTAGCGGTGCAAATTTTAATCTTGACAATATAGACTCAATGTTTGCCAAAGAAAACACGTACATGATGGCTGCACATCAGGCCGGCGGAGCATCTCGTGCATCAAAGCGCTTAAACATACCAGAATCGATGGTAAATGCACATGTTCGAAACCACAGGGCATTTATTAGCTCTTTTGACAAAGAGCGTCGTCAGGCTTTCAAGCGTGCATTAGCAAATTATGGAGACGCTGTTTTGACGCCATCAGAATTGTCTATGATGAGACGCCTCAGTGATGGCGAATCAACAATACGTTTTGCTAAAAGAAACAACATGCCAATTCGTACCGCGCAAGACATACAGTCACATGCAATACAAAAAATGGCTGTTGCTTCAAATGCTACGGTCGGGTCAAAATCTAAAGAAAATAATATTCTCAACGCAATGCCTGAACAGTGGATGAATCCGGTAATTGCGCGTGACCTTGGACGGGTTACAGCAAAATCTATTTCCGGGAAAATGGGAATACCTCCGGTAAATACTGGAGAAGAAGCTCACGACTGGAACGATAAAAAACGTGCATACATAAACATGCCGTTAGATGAGTTGTCTTCTAGGGCTATAAAGTTGTCAAAAAAAATAAACAAAAAAGGAACTTTAGATATAAATGATGCTGATGTTGAAGAATTTGCTCTTCATGCAGGCTGGTATGCACATAGGCGCATAGCAAAAGCAAGAAGGGAAGCGCCGGTAGGTTTTCAGATAAACGAAGCCAAAGTTACTGGTGAAATAGCAGACGAACTCGGTGTACGACCAATGCAGTTAACTCGCTTAATGAGCTTGGCTCAATTCTATGACCGTCATCGGTGGCCATGGCGTGGCTGGGATAAAAATAATGAAGAGTGGAAGCGTCACGAACCAATAAGTAAGCATTTCCATTCTTACAGTCTTGACCACCCAGCAGGTAGAGCGCGCTACAAGAGCCATGGTTTTTATATGGGTATAACCGAAGAGGAAGATAAAGCTTTCCTTGATGCGATAGATGAAGTAGCTGGCAGGGAGTCTCCAACTGGCGGTGTAACGTATGAAAACAATGTCATCTACCCCAATATTCCACAATGGAACAACAACGGCAGCATCACGGGTAAAATGGCAACATCTGGGCCGCGACAGTGGAAGGATAAAGATTATTATGCCGACCTAGGCGTAGCTCCAGATTCTTCTGATGATGTTATTAAAAAAGCTTACAGAAAAAAAGCCGCAGAGACACATCCGGACGTAAACCCTGACAACCCAAAAGCTGAAGAAGAGTTTAAAAAACTATCCGAAGCTTACGAGGTTTTAAGCAATTCCTCTACCAGAAACCAATACGATAGATATAGAGGAACACAACCAAACGCCGCAAGACGTCCTGCCTCTACATCGGACAGCGACGCAAGCCCTCAATACGACCCTACCGACACAACCGTTTCAAGCACTCGAAATCGAAGACTTGCGACCGATGATTGGCCAGACACCCCTTTTACCGTAGACACACAATTTCCACGAAATAGAACATGGAGTTCTGAAGAATTTGACGAGTACGACGATTGGGTTAGGTACGGTACGCAACCTAAGCGACCACCCGGAAGTGCTCCGCCAAAACGTCCAGATAAACCAGATGAACCGAATGGTCCAGGTGAAAACACTGGTGGATTTGGTGTAAGACCAAAACGTCCTGGCCCTGGTGGTTTTCCAGGACCAGCAAGTGGATTCGGTGATACTCCAATATCTCCAGAAGACGAAGCTGCAATACGGCAAGCAATAGACGACGACTACCTAGATGGCGGTTTTAATAACAGTCCGAGAGGACGAGGCCCTAAAGCTTCTAAAAAAAAACTGATTAGTTCTAGTATTTCTGGAAAGATGTCAGCAGGACCCCTGCAGCCGATAGATGACACAATGCAAAAACGTGTTGGAAAACTAGACACACCCAGCTACTTGACTGATAAAGAAATAAATGACCCCAGAGCCTTAGACACGTCTTGGTTTTACGCTCCTCTTCAGGGAGAAGAATCCGTAGACGTGACGGCCACTTTTGGTGGGACACGAAAAATCTGGAAAGAGCGCTTTGACAACACCTATACGCCAATGGTTAATGCGATAATTGCCACGGTCACAAAACGCAAAAAAACTGGGCCTAAGCAATTTATTTCCGTTGGTGGTTCAGCTGGTTCAGGAAAATCAACAGACAGACGCCTTGGGGTACATGGGATTCCTAAGGCTGATGCGGCAGTCCATGTTGATGCTGATGAAATAAAAACATTATTCCCTGAAGCTAGACAGCTTCACGCAGCCGGTAACCCTCACTGGGCTAGTGCCGTTCATGAAGAATCTAAAACGGTAGCTGATATGACCATTGTGAAGGCGTTGGAAGAAGGCCTCGACATTGTGTACGACTCAACAGGGCAATACAACGCAGGCTTTGGAACACTAACGGCAGCAAGAGCCAAAGGCTATGACATTGTTGCCCACTACAACGTTGCTCCAGAATCTGCTTTAACCTCAAACGTAGAAGCACGTCAACAAACAGACCCAAGAAGACTTCCGTCAAGCTTTATTCCGGCAGTCATGAATACCAACTACAGGATTATGCCTAAGGTGGCTGAATTTGCAGATGAGTTTTACCTTTGGGACTCTGAAGACATAACAACTAGAAAACTGCTTGCAGAGAAGAAAAAGGGCGGAACCCTAAAAATACTCGACCCGCTTGCGTACGTTCATGCCGACTTTGACGACACTAATCAAACGGTTAAAATGGCTGGACGACCCACTATCAAAGTAGACCCAAAACCGGTTTCAAAAGGAAGCCGAGATGGTCAGATTTTGACAAGTTTTGAAGCTGGAAAAAGTATTGAAAAGATAGCTGAAGATATGAAGCTTCCACGCAGAACAGTCTTTGATGCAGTGGTCAAACGCAGAATAGACCCATCAATCAAAGACTACGTACCACCCGTAGCAAGACCGGCTGAACCCACCGTTAGAAAACCAGAGAAATTCGTAGAAGACGACGATTTAAAAAACACCTTTGACGCTTTGTCAGACCCCGATAAGCAACTAGTTAGAGACGTTATAGGTAAACAGCCGGGAGCAATGGACAAGTTCAATGATAAAGACCTTCCATTGGACCTTTTGATTTGGGCATCGCAAAACGACATTACTGGAAAAATGTCAAGTTCCGGTGTACAAAAATCTGCAGAGAATCAAACTGTCTCAAAAAACGAGAGGTCTGCAGCTAGAAAAGCAAAAAAACTCATTGCGGACGGCGGAAGTAATAAAGATATAGAAGCTGCCATGAGAGAGGCTTTTGCTGGCGTAATAGTTGGACAGAAAGACTATATAGACCGGGAAAAAATCAACAGAGGGAACAAGTTCGATATAGTTCCCCTAACCGTGACAGTAACCGATACTGGAGATGGAGGGTGGGATGACGCAGCCTACCCTATTCCCCCAAACAAAAAACGCATAGAAATATCTGGACAGATTCTGCCTAAATATTTAGGAAAATCTTCTAGCGGAGTTAACGACGAAAATAGTGTTGGGTCCTTTATCAGGGTTATGTACTTTGACAAAGATACGGCAGAAGCAGAACACAAATGGATGGAGGTTAAAGGATTTGGAACGGGAGCACAAAGACTGGGAATAGCAACTGCACTAAACGCACGCAACGAAGAAATATACAGAGAGTTAGGAATATCAGAAATATCCCTGTACGGAAATAGTATGGGCGACGAAGGAAGAATTGGCGCATCGCACTGGCCGCGCAACGGTTACTACTGGTACGATGAAAATGAAAAAAACAAATTCTTAAACAAACTATCTGAATCTGTGAGCGATATTTTTGACGGAAATTTAAATGATTCTGACAAAAAGATACGGAGCGGAATAAGGGCACTAATTAAGAAGTCGCGCAAAGACAAGTTTGGTGAAGGCGTTACCCCCGAGGAACTGTTGGCATGGGACAAAGAAAACAGAGCACTTCGTTCTACACAGATTCGCTACAGACGTGTTATTGAACCTGCGTCTTCTGCTAGCAACACGGGCAACATTTCCGGCAACATGGCTGCTCCCAACCCTTCTATGGGAGGGTCTTTTAAGAAGTACAGGTCTTCGGAAGAAAAGGCCAAGATGCCGACGTTCAAAGGCAAGCCCTGGAAAGATGTCGAAGAAAGCCTTAATGGCATGCCGTGGCCATTCAAAAGCCAGGCTGAGCAATTTGAAAAAATAGGCCCTCCTGGTCTTTCCTATTTTAAAGGAACTGGGAATGGTTTAAAACCAAATCAATGGGTTGATTGCCTTCTCTGGAGAGATGATTCAGGAATATTAAAAGGAATTGTTTATCACTACCCTCAAGACCTTCCTCTTGAGAAAAAAGGAAACATGAACGTCTTTATTTCACCAGATTCAAAACGTCAGGGTATCGCCAGCAAGCTCGTTGCGGAAGCAATAAAGCGCTACAACATAGACCTACGCCAACAGAGATACTCCGCAGAAGGCGCAGCTTTTATTAACAATTTTGTACGTAATATGCCTGAAAACAAAGGGAAATAACAATGTTTGAAATTAACAATGCCGCTAGTGACACTGAGAAGATATTCATAGCCGCTTACAGAAATTTAGACCTATCTGATGTTGGCGTAAATGAATCACCAGAAAACTTAGACCTTTACTGGCGTCTTGCGTCAGAAATTGCGCAGATAATTAAATCTGGTAAATCTTTACATATACCAATTTAATCCTTGTATTACAACGGTACTGCCACTACAGAGATAAAAGGTTTGGTACATTAGGTAGAGGACACAGGTGCTGGGTGCTTACCTAAGACGACGTATCTGAAAAAAATCCAAATTTCGTTGCTTTAAAGGAGCAGAAAAAATGTCTTATGACGAATCAAGAGTGCGCGAACTTCAAACCGCACTCAGAACCAAAATGGCTGATAACAAAGCGATTGCAGACTCATTCAAGGTAGAGGACGGCACCGTTGTTGTTTCTACTGAGCAGAAGTCAGCTTTCGACCGCAATATGGCCGATATCCGTGAAATCAAGAGCCTCATCGAAGGTCTTGAATCAATGAAGTCAGTTGACGCATGGGGCTCTTCACAGAGTGGCTCATCCGTAGCAGTTGAGTACAATGCAAAGAGCGCAGAAGCTCAGTTAAACTCAGCAGCACGTGACTTCGGTTACAAGAGCATCGGTCAGATGTTCCTTGACTCACCAGAATTTAAGCACCTTCAGGGTGGCCAGAACGGCGCAAACATGCCTTCACCTTGGCAGGGCAACTTCTCGTTGACCAACTACAAGGACGTATACTCAGCATTGCCAAGTGGCACAATGGGTCGCGGTGCAGATGCACAGTTCGGTACAATCCAGCGTGACGCAATCGTAACTCCTCCAACACGTACAAAGCGTGTTCGTGACTTGTTCCCATCGCGTACAACGACTGCTGCAGTTATTGAATACTTCCGTCAGCTTGGTTTCACAAGCGTTGGTGGTGGTACAAACGCAGCTGCTCCTGTAGCTGAGCGTTCAGGAAGCTCATTTGCCGCCAAGCCACAATCAAGCATGGTCTTTGAAGGCCACCAGGCTCCAGTTCGCACACTGGCCCACTGGGAAGCTGCACACCGTAACGTCCTCGCCGATGAGCCACAACTTCGTAGCATCATCGACAACGAGCTCATGTACGGTTTGCGTCTTCTTGAGGATTCTCAAATCCTCAACGGTGATGGTTCGGGTGAAAACTTGCTCGGTGTCCTTGAGACTCCTGGTATCCAAGAGTACAGCTGGTCAGAAGGTGCAACAACACCAGTTCCAGACAACAAGGCTGACGCAATCCGTCGTGCTGCGACTCTTTCGTTCTTGTCATACTACGAGCCAACCGGCGTCGTTATGCACCCGAACGACTGGGAAGACATCGAATTGACCAAGGACTCCTTCGGTCAGTACCTCGTTGCGGTTTCTATCGCAATGGGCGGTGAGCCAAAGCTTTGGAGAATCCCAGCAATCGATACCCCTGCAATTGCAGAAGGTACTTGCCTTGTTGGAGCATTCGGAACAGGCGCACAGCTTTACGACCGTGAACAAGCAAGCATCCGCATTTCGGAACAGCATGCAGACTTTTTCGTACGTAACGCAATCGTCGTTCTCGCTGAACAGCGTCTCGCACTTGCAGTTAAGCGTCCGGAAGCATTCGTCAAGGTAACCTTCGACGGCGCTCCAGAAGCCTAATAAGCACTAAGCGGAACCCCGCCTACACCTTTGAACGGTGTGGGCGGGGTTTTTGCTATATATGGGAAGATTGTGCATGAAAGAAAACGAAGCATTTTTATTTATAGGCAAAATGCCCTTATTTGATGACCTTCTTAATGATGTCTTGTCCATAACTCCAAAAGACTGGTTAAAATACAAAGAACGCAAGAAAAGTGGTGGAGTTGCGTCCTACAACACAGACACCATCCCTTTAATGTACGACGCTTTGCATCGACTTAATTCGCATCAGATACATGAGGCCTATGCACGCTTTGGTAAATACGTAGAGGAAATTACCATTGCTGTGACAGAGAAACTGGGATTAGTAGTAGTTCAACAAGCAATGTTGACAAGACTAAAAGCCGGTGCGGCTATACCCAGGCATAAAGATAAAGGCCCATTAACTGCAAAAACTCACAGAATCCACGTACCAGTGGTTACCAACAAAGACTGCATATTTAAGATAGAAGACGAAGTAAAGAATATGCAGCCAGGCGAAATATGGCTTATAGATAATGTAAATAGATACCATAGTATTGAAAACAAAGGCATCACCGACAGGGTTCACTTAATTGTAGATGCCATATAGTGTGAGATAATTAGTACATGCCTACCTTAGGGCCAGGAATGCCCCATCCTTAACGGGTGGGGTTTTCTTGTTAATACGTGCTTGCAGTTGATATATACTGCAGCTAACAACAATTGTGAGGACAACAATGGCAAACGAAGAAGAGCTATACAGCAGACTTGAGGAACTCCAAGAAAGAATGGCACCTACGCGCAGAGAAGCAGTAGGTAACCCTCTTGCTAGGGCGCTTAGCTATCTTTTGGCTGACAGTTTTTCTGTTTACCACGAAGCTCATGGGTTTCACTGGAACGTTAAGGGTCCAGACTTTGCTCAATACCACGAACTGTTTAGTGATATCTATGAAGACCTATTTAGCTCGGTAGATACCATCGCCGAGATGATACTCAAGCTCGGATATGACGCTCCATTCCACCTGTCTCGTCTTGTAGAGATGCGCACGATAGCTGAATCAGAACCAGAAGATACCCCATCGTCGATGTCTATGGAACTTCTCAAGAGCATTACGCAACTAACAGGAGAGCTCAAAGCGGTATTCACTGTCGCTAACGACATGAATGAACAAGGTATTGCTAACTTCATATCGGAGCGAATCGATATGTGTCAAAAATGGCAATGGCAGTTACGCGCATCACTCGGACTACAAAAGCCAAACCGCTTCTAATGGACAGATACTGGTACGGAGCGACCCTTCTAAAGGTCATAGACGGAGATACAGTCGAACTGATGATTGACCTAGGGTTTAACATCCATCACAAAATTCGTGTAAGACTTTATGGAGTAAATACGCCAGAGTCAAGAACCAAAGATTTAGCCGAAAAAGAAATGGGCCTAAAAGCCAAACACTACACAGAAGACTGGCTCACAAACCACAAGTGGGTATTTGTTAACACTATCCCCGACAAGAACGATAAGTACGGCCGTATTTTAGCTCGAATATATTCTTCCGACAAAATCGACGACCCAACCACAGCTTGTCTGAATAAAGACATTATTGAATCCGGTTTTGCTCGTGAATACTTTGGTGTTGGTGACAAAACATGGACGGAGTTCAAATGAAAACAACATGGGGAGAATACTCGGGTTCTATTTCCGGAATTGTGTTCGAAACAAAAGACGGGGACGAAAAAGGATGCCCTCCAGCCACGCAAGATATTAAGGTTAATATCCGCAATCGTCAAAAAGCTATTAAAGATGCGGACTACGGACCGCTTAATCCTAAAGAACCAAATGGTCAGTTTTGGCAGAAAAAAGCAGACAGATGGAGCGTCAGTGTCGCCTCTGCAAAAAAGCAAAAATGCGGTAACTGTATTATGTTTATCCGCTCGCCACGAATGCTTAACTGTATAGCCGATGCGCTTGGTAACGAAAAAGGAAACGACGCATGGGAGATTATAGACTCAGGAGACATTGGGTACTGTGAAGCTTTTGACTTCAAGTGTCACTCAGCAAGAACTTGTGATGCATGGGTCGTTGGCGGACCAACAGTAAAAGAAAAAACCCGCAAATAGGCGATACACTTAACTTATGGCTAAGCGTAATAAATCAAACAACGATGACTCCTATGAAAATGAACAAGACATCGAGGCAATGCGTACGGAAATGGCAATGCTTGCCAACGAAATAAAACGAATGCAAGGCGTCATTCAGGTTTATGAAACCAGAGTACATTCATTGGAGACGAAGTCTATAGTTAATGAGCGTGGCTCAGGAACACTGGGAACAATAGTCCCAACACTCGGTCAGATTACCTTTAAGTAGGTTTCCACTGGTTACGCCATTGTGACGGTGAGTGCTCTACCTCTACCGATTGCTTGTGCTCTTCGCTTTCATACATACGAATCACGTGTATGCACGGGTCTCCTTCTTGAAACTCTTCTTCTTCCTCTTCGGACATAGGAAGTCCATCATGGGTGTAACACACTGGGGGCCCGCACCATCCAGACTCAAGACCTATTTTCATCCACTCATCAAACGTCATTTTTTCTCCTTCTCTTAACCTAGCCATCATGCCGGAAGGGTCAAATCCCCAAGCATCTTTTCCTACCACTGTTATTTCCTCTTTAAACAGTGCGGACAAGTAACAAGTTCTACATCTAAGGTTATTTCACTCTCAGTTGCGCCAACCCAAGCACAGGCAGTAACTGGCACTACAACAAAATAAGAACCGCGAACGTCCATTTTTTCACCAAATTTAAGGTGTATGTCGTGTGGTTTTTCTTTAGCTTCTTCTATTGGGTACTTATATGTCATTTCGCTCCTGACGTTCCACTCCAGTGCCCCATACCGCCATTGTCAAGAAGGTATTTTGCCACCTGTAAGTTGCACTTGTAGTCTAGGAGAACTTTCATGTTTCCACGCTTTGAATGGCAAACTTCTTGGACCACAGTGACCCACGAAGAATTTATCTGTAGAAGTCCTGAGTCGTACGAGCGCACCGCCTTGCACCGTTTATAGACATCCGCCGGGGACAACTTGCAGTCTTTGTATGAGGTGCCTTTATAATAGTTCCACCCAATAACGTTTGGTTGACACCTAGATTCTCGATACATAATACGCGAGAACTCTTTTACAGGAAGGCCATACTTTTTTAACTTGCCTTCCCATTGTGGACACGAATTTGTAGACACAGAAGACTTGTGAACACTGGCGGAATGAGGCTTACTCCTGGCTACATTATTTGGATTTGTAACTTCAAACTTGGCCATACCCTGTTCCGTAAAACGATAGTTATTTGGCTTGCGCGTTTTCCAGTTAACACAAGTTTTGCCCCAATTTTTGGAACTACGCCAGCCTACTGCTGGACGAAAGAAAGGCTTACCCTGCAACTTGTCATCAAGGGTAAGAAATACATTTTTTGTTTGATAACCCAAGAAAGACAGACGATTGGCAACAATAATTTGCTCTTCTTTGGTGGCGTTCTTTGGTGACTTGGCAAAATCCCAACCTCCGTACCCCTGCCAAGCCGACTGGGCAATGCCCAAGCCGCCGGCATAATATCCGCTATTTTTCCAGTCGTGATTTGTCTCACACCAAGATACCGCTTCCCAAAACTCTATAGAACCAGCTTTGCCGGTCTTAAGCTGGGCAACAAGCAAAGGATTAACGTACTCTTGCGCCATTGCTTTTACCTTGGCCTGAACGGCCGGTGCAACAACCTGCACAGATGGAGTAGTAGCCATTGTCAAACTAGCCTCCTCTTCTGCTTTTGCCATGTTGCTTACAAACAATGGCAGTAGGGTAACGAAAACTAATGAGCGAATGACTTTTTTCAATGTTTTATCCTTGATAGGGGAATAAGTGCTGGACGGAATGTACGTCGTCCCTATGTAATAGTTAGTAATTTAATTATACCCCCCATAAAAGCAGACCGCAACTCACGGAACCTCTTGACTGAGGGTTATCCACAGCATGTGGATGGTTAGGGCCTTATTTTAAAGGGGTTGCTAGCCCGCTAGGACGTGACGAAAGTCACACTAAATCCTAGCGGGCAAAGCGACTAAAAGGGCTCTTCTTCGCTCTCGAACATGTCTGAACGACGAGCTGCTGGACGAGCTGGCTTCTTTGGCGCAGCAGAGCGTGTGGCCGTGCTTACCTTGTCGCTGGCGACTCCAGTGCCACCTCCGCCAGTACGGCGTTCAAATGACTCGATTGAGATAAGTCCTACACCAACCTGGTCGGCGATGACGACAATCTGGCTCTTCTTTTCTCCAGATGTCTTATCTTCCCATGTCTGCTGCTCAAGACGGCCGACAATCATTACGCGTGTTCCTTTTGAAACTACGCGAGCAACGTCCTCAGCCTGGTATCCCCAAGCATGAACATTGAAGTAGGAAGTCTGTTCCTTCTTTTCACCGCTGTCGTCTTTCCAGTAGCGATTTACCGCAATACTGAAAGTTGCCTTTGCTGTGCCGCTCTCAAAGTAGCGGAGTTCCGGGTCTGCCGTAGCGTTCCCAATCATTGTTGTGGTGGTAGTCATTACTATCTCCTTGGTTAATGGCCGTAGCCTCTCTTGAACGAGTATAGCCAGGGTGATAGGGTATTGCAATGGCAAAAGAGGAAAATTTTGAAGATACTAGATTGTCAATCTGGCGGCACATAAAAGAAGAGTTTATGGACCTTGCCGATAACGGCGAGCTAACAGACGCGGAGCTAGTAGAGCTAGATAGCAGCATGGGCGAGACTGCTCGCATAGTCATGCATATCCTGGGAATCCAAATAACTGCAGTATCTGATGGGAAGATTCAAGCAACACTAAGCCTGGAATCATCGGAAGACATATGATTCACGAAAGCATTGCTCATCTAGCACTGCCTATTAGTTCTTTGTTACATCTCGAGAACAACCCACGACGTGGTGACGTAAATGCTATCGCTGCCTCTTACACGGAGTTTGGTCAAGTCAAGCCGATAGTAGTAAGGCCAAATGATGATGGAACATTTACTGTCATTGCCGGAAACCACCAGATGATGGCAGCAAAACTCCTTGGATGGGAAAGCATTGCCGCTGTCCAGCTTGAGTCGGACGACCAAAGAGCAATAGCGTTTGCTCTCGCTGATAACAGGACTATGGAACTAGGTCAAACAGAAGACTCGTTAGTTCTGGACATGCTCGGACAAATTAACTCAAGTTACGCCAGTCTTATGCAAGAATTGCAATGGGATGAATTTGAAATTGCCGCGTTAACTGAACACGTGCAAAAATTTCCAGATGAAGAAATAGACAACGGTTACATCCCGCCAATAATGATTTCTTTCCCGGATGAGCCGTTAAATTTAATGCCAAATGCAACTACTTCTTTTGATGCAGCTACAGGGGATACGGTCATCACCGCAAATGAAGGAATAGACACTAAAGCAGCTGCAACAATGGGCAGCACTGCTATCAATTCAAGCGGGAGTAATAAATCTGTTGTTCAATACACGCTGGTATTTGACTCTCCTGAACAACAGCGTGAATGGTATACGTTTATTCGGTACCTTAAATCTTCTCCAGCATATGATGGTTCTACAACCGCAGAGAGATTGATAAGTTTTACCCAGGCTCACGCCGATTATTAAAAATCGGGCTTGTCGTACAGACCCTTGCCGCGTACGTGCTTCCAGATAGAATCACCGGAAGGGTCGTGAGGCCCCTGTTGTTTCTTAATTTTTTCAATACCAAAAGTCTCGCGGTACTTATTATTGGCTAGTTGTTTTTTAAGAGACTCTAGTTCATCTGCAATATTTTCCAAAAATTCAGGAGTTATTTCTACAGTAACTGCGTCCGGTAGGGTGCCTTTTTGTTTATCGCGCAATACAGCGGCTACAGCACGTATTTGCTTTTCAATGTTTTTCATTATTCCCACATTTCGTTATTTTTTTTGGTTAGAACATTTGCACCCCAGGCCACAATTCCTGCAAAAAGAGCAGTGACTACAAGTGCCGTAATTTTTAAAATCTTACGCCTCATCGGATGATTCCTTTTCTATGCGGTCTTTTGTTATGCGTTCAATATGGCGTGTTCGCCAATCATCTCGTGCGTTCGTCATTATAGACAAATCTAATTCAAGTTTTTTTATCTTGTTGTCATCTTTGAAATTTGTAATTCGTCCCAGAATAAATGAAACGGCAATAATTACAAAAGTTAATGCAGCCATCATTAAAAAGCCTCCTCGTAGCTTTGGCGTTTTTTGTAAGCATTTCGCCATTTAATCATATTGCGAATATGAACACATTGCCATAAACCCCACATCGCTATAAACCCTGGTTTATCAAAAATAAGCGCATAAATAAGCCAAGGATAAGAGTGGAGAGCGACGATTAGATGACCCTGCCATTTTTGGTTACCCACTATATAGGAGCCAAAAACACCAATAAACTCCATGAAAAATAAAACCCAAGTCCATGTTGATTCGGTCATTTTAGTCCCACTTCCTCGAGATAAAAACACCTAAAAAAATGCCGATGGATATACCGACAATTATTCCTGCAGTGTAAGCAATAAATGGATTCATAATTTCTTTCCTGTGAAAAGTAGTACGGGCGGTGGGATTTGAACCCACGTGCCACCAGCTACCCTTTCTACACCTTATAAGAGTGAGGGGATACGCCCGTTAGATATTAGATATCTTCGGACTGTATGTTTGCAAGCTCGTGCTTGTACAACTCACTAAATTCATCACGGTAATTATGCTGCAGAACCATAGCTGCGCGACGGCGAGCCTCTTGACGCTGACGATTAGCTATACGCTCACGCTCTTGGCGCTCCTGAATTTCTTTCTTAGAAAGCTTGGGAGCAATACGTCCACGACGAACGATTCCCGAGTCTTTTAATTCCTGATAAGTACGAGGCTTACGCGCCATGAGTGACTCCTTTGATAGGTATGTGAAGTATGACTATACACCTCACTTCCGCAAAGCACAACCTGTAAGTTTATTTTTAAGGTTGCGGAAAATTACATAACTGTGTAGTCTTGTCCCTAATGACTAACCGTTTTGACATACAGGCCCCAAATTTCCTTAAAGACTTGGCTTTTGGCGAGGCCGGCGAGGATGTTGTCCGTAAATTTATTGAAGATATTGCTTCTGGCGATATAGAAGTAAAAACCGACCGCTATCGCAACGGCAAAATGGTCATAGAAACCGAGCAATGGCCAAGACAACGTCTCAAAGAAGACGGCACGGAAGACTGGGTTGTTAGTGGAATAAACGTAACAACCGCCAAATGGTGGGTCTATCAATATCATCTAGATGGAGCTTTTTTAGTGGTTGCAGTCGACCGCATCAAGCGCTATCTTCGTAAGAACTACTCCACACTCAGTAAGGTGACCTTTGCTTCATCGAGCGATAACCCTTCCAAAGGGTTCTTGCTCCTTCCAGCACATGTGTCAGACCTGGTGTTAAGCGAGAAGTACGATGCAGAGTAAAAGTGTTCGGGCTCTGCAACCGTAATTGACGAACCATCATATTAGGTTCTGCCTGCCTCCTTAAATGGGGGCGGGCAGTTCCCCCTACAGAAGGAATTTTGTGTCAAATATAGACAACCAGCTAATAACGCACATGGGTATCGACCGCTCGGACTTGGACGTATATAAAGTCCTTGACCTGGTAGTGGAGGCTTTTGTATTCCACGAAGAAATGTCTAATCTAGCAATAAAGTCAATCAACGATGCCTATAGCAGCAATCGTGACGTAGCAAACAGTAGCGAATTATGGACTTCATTCGAGACTAATAATATGTTGGCGTTTGCTTTACGCGACATCTTGATGAAAGCCTCAGAAATACCTGACTAAATCCAGATTCTGGATATGGCATAATGTAAGTACCATCTAACAACAGGAGAAAAAATGTCAGGCATTATCCCACAATCAATATTCACCATCCAGACAGAAGGTACGCTTACCGTATCCGCAAACGTTCTTCGCATTGTTATGCCATGTGATGGAAAAATGACCAACGCAACTGCCGGCCTCAAGACCGCGCCTACCGGTGCATCTCTGATTGCAAGAATTCAAGCAGGCGCTACCACCATTGGAACTTTCACAATCCCAGCAGCCGAATATGCTGCAACAGCAACAGGAACAGTTGCAACGGATGGTTTCGTATTCCGCAAGGGTAACGTTATTGACCTTGACGTAACCCAAATTGGCTCAAGCGTTGCAGGCGCAGGCATCCTCATCGCAATCTCCTATGTCGGCATTGCCGACTAATAAACCGTACAATACATTAAAAGCACCCTATTGGAAACGGAAGGAAAACAATATGCCTCTTAGACATGGAATTTTAACAATTAATACCACGAGGTCGGAGGTGCTTGTTGACGATATTGATATGGTCCAATATTCCATGACTATGTCTATTCAGAATATTGATGAAACTGGAGTAATTTATCTTGGTGACAGCACAGTCACCGCAGAAGACTATGGTTAT